AAAAAAATGTTACTGCAGGATAATAGGAACTGCTAGTGTGCTACAATACCACATTTTGGTATCTGTCGGTATCTTTACGTAATCTGTCGTCCAACATACTATGTCTTTGAAATATATATATGTTATAGATAAAATGAATGTAATGTAGATATGTCAGTGTCATCGTGTCTAGGGAGAGTATAGGCTTTTTTGTCGTAAGTTTAGCGTGCAACAAAAACGACAGATAACGCAAAGACATCGACAGTTAAAGTGTAGTGTTAATGTTGCTGCTAGAAAGATTGAAACTTATGGCAAACTAAGGTGTAGCATTTAAAACTTGAAATATCTGGCAGTCAAGGTTCCGGTCTCACAGGTAGATTGATTGGTCGAGCGGACGTATATTAGATTTGAGTTGACAAACTTAATCTATCTTGCTACAACGTTAACTCAGAGTATGAGTTGTATCTGTCGGTACAACCTTTACGCTACGTTGAAAAGTGACGCTTAGGCGCTACACTCGATCAAACTTCAGGTAAACTTTCCATAAGCGATTGTAAGATTGATAGATTGATTCATAGCAAGATTGATCTATTGATTGGCTCAAGGCAGGTCTGTGGGAAGGGAGAAAGGCTGGGCGATACTGTCAGGAGCGCATAGGTACGCGCTTCGCCCGCCCTGCCACTGGACGAAACTTACAACCGATATACCTATGGTTTCGATCATTCAACCATTCATTCGCCCGACCTATGTTACACGGCGTAACACCTTCCACGCATGTAATCGCATTGATTGAAGTAATCATTACTAGAGTTACCCTTGTCAAATTACCTATCACCTGATATGATACATACATGCTTGATTAACGGCATAACCACAAAGGAGAAATTGACATGACCGATACCAGCAAAAACACGAAAGAAACCGAACTGAAACCGATTCAAACCAAACACCTTGCAGCTCGCTTTGGCATGAAGGCAACCGCGCTTCGCCGGGTATTACGCAGCATGTCGGAGTATGCCGATGGAGTCCACACGAACTACCGCTGGGCGGAGAAGGACCCCGCAATCGCGCGCATCGAAGCCAAACTGAAGCAGCTGGCAAAGGAGAAGGAGGACAGGGCTAAGGCTGCCAAGCTCGCCCTCGAGAAGCGCGCTGCGGAGGCCAAGGCAGCCGCGGCAGCTGACTCCAAGACCGCGCCGGCCAAGTAACACTCGCTCGCCCAATTAGCCCGCTTAACACGCGGGCTTTTTGGTGCGTTCACTGGGATTTGTTAACCACAGTTAACTCGCAGAAGTGATCTACTCTTTCAATCTTTCTTCCGACCGGTGTAACCGCTCAGGCCGGAAGGTGTTTTTTAAGGTAACCCTTGACAAGCTTGTTATCCCATGATATACTGTATACATGCCATGGCTAGGTTCACTACTCATCAATGAGGTGAAGTTCGAATACAGCTCAGGAGCCTACGATGAATTCTCGTTTAAGGGCTTTCTGCATGATCTTCCAGTAAACATCTCAGTGAACAAGAAGAACAACCCAGAGGAATTCAACCAGATCAAGCAAGCTATCTTCACAGTGGCATACCAACAGCTATATCCGAAGGTACATGTTCTGAAAGAATCGCTTGATGATCTTAAGCCCCCATCAGCAGCTGAGAGGAGAATCAAGAGTGAGTGATGATTTCGAGGTAAGGAACGAGGAAGCGGAACGAGTTCTACACAACGTCGGAGCCATGCTAGGAACAATCATGCCACCGGGATTTGGCTTCGCCTTAGAGCTGTTCACGTTCGGCCCGGGTGGCAGTATGTTCTACACCTCAAACGGCAGGCGTGAAGATGTGATCAAGATGTTGAGAGAGATGATTGAGGGGAATAACAATGATCCCAGTGTTTAGACACTTCCTCTGTCATGTGTGCTTTAAGATGTTAAATGCTGACGAGGTAGCTTGGGCTTTGAGAAACCCGGGCGATCCTAGGGCTTTCTTTTGCGGGTGTTGCTGGAGGGCATCGTGACAAGAAAGATTAAGCTTGTAACCGATGAGGATACCTGCGAGATTGAGATTCCCGATGAGGCTAAGCTTACGTTCGGACCGCTAGTTCCCAAGCATCACCTTAACGTACTTCGGATATACATCGACAAAGAGATCATCGCCACGTTCAAGAATATAGAGAGCTTCTACGACATGAGCAAAGTCAAGTACGTAGAGCGCGTGCGGAGGATTAAGGAACCACAAGCAGAGGAGCCACAGTTAGAACGGCGCATAGCCCCTGTGGGTGAGGAGGAAGAAGTGAATCTATAACTTACCCTTGACAAAGATGATACCATCTGATATGATATAAGTATGGCAAACGTCACATTGTCCCTTGAGGACTTTATGAAGCTCGTAGATCAGGTGATGGCTCATTGGGATGATTTGGACACCAGTGGGCAGAAAGAAATCATCCAGCTTATTATGAAATGCAAGTTCAAGACTGAGGCTCCGGCAGCACTAAAGAGGCGGATTAAAGAGACCGAGCAGGAAGGACCCCCATTCTCTAGATCTTGGACACCACGATGATCAATGAGAACGTACACTTCCGGTTGATTCAGATGCCTTGCTGCCAAACACTTCTGTGCTATATCAACCATAGACTTCCGAATTATTGCTCAGAGTGCGGCTCTAGAATCTACGCCCAGATCCAGACTGACCCTACCAGATACATCCTCAAGGATGATCAAGAAGCTTGGTTGAGGTACAGCAAATGATTGGTCGCAAGCCTGTATTCGTCGACGACGGAGAATACTTGATCCGTGTGGATAGCATCCAAAAAGTTTCTGACCATCTGACTCCACAGGAAATACAATGGGGTTGGAAATCAAAACTCAATCTGTTTGGCTCTCAAACATCACATGCTAGTAATTGGACGATCGACGAGTGGCGTAGGTATTTGCTCGATCGACCTGAGCGGAGGATCAAAGATGCTGATCCGACAGCCACTGAGCGATAGACTGATCTACGATGCAGCATTCGACGTACGTGGAAATATAACGTATGGTGGGATCATTCTAGCTTATGAGTGCGACGAATGCTATGCTAGATTCAACTTCAGAGATGTTCATCCAGATAGTACTGAGTGTCCATACTGCGAGGAAAGAAAACTACTTGCTAGAGAATCTGGTGGATTTAGGAGAATTAAACCATGAGGATTGTTATTGAGATAAACACCGACCTGGAGAACTACAAAGACGTCAAGAATCTCATCGACATCGTTGAGATAGCCCTCGAGCAGGTCAATGAGATCAACAAACCAAAAGAGATTGGCACACCCGATGGACGGAGGGCCACAATCAGCCTGCGTGTGGAACAAAACGACAAGGTGTTAGATGTGGTTGCTGGAAATGAGAAAGTATAGGCCTGGGGACGAACACAATCATAGTGTATACCTTCACTGTGGAGTTAACGTGCCAGTTCTTCTCATATACAAGATTGTTCATGTGAAGAACATGATCCAGGTATGGTACGAAGACAACAGCATGACCTATCTACAATACGATGGGACTTGCAAATGCTCCATGAACTGCGAGATGTATCTTCTCACCGACGAACGTCCAGAGCGGAGGATCAAGCTGTGAGAAGATACAGACCTGGTGATGAACTAACTAAGAAGATGTATCTTCATAGTCCCAGAACTTTCGACAACCCATGCGAGGTAGCGTTCTTTGAGTTCGAGAGAAAGGATATGGTTGTGTGGTATGAAGATGAGGATGGCACTAAACAATATGCAAGACTTCATTTAAACGGTATGTGCAGTTGTTCTGGTGGTTGTGATTTAGGATTATTTGTTGATGAAGAGTATCCAGAACGACGCATCAAGCCTTAACCCTTGACAAAGTTCGGTAATCCTGTTATACTACATTATAAGGAGTTAGTATGCCACAGCTGGTTTATGAGAAAGACATCCACCTCCGAGTACCCACCCCAAACAATACCACCCAGGTAAATCCAATCCCCGTCGACTCGATGGACTTTACCATCAACGGACAAACGACTGACTACCTATATAAGGGTAGCAAAAACGAGGCGGGAGCTCTATACTCGCCAAAGCCAGATATAGATATCCCGTCATGGGCTACTTATTTTGGCTATAATCGTAGGGTCAAATATCTATCATTCGAGACTTTGGCTCAGGACGAATATGACTACAAGTTCACTTTGAACGAAGGTCAGATCAATCTCTCCACTCAGATCAATTTTGCAAACTCAAAAGGTGCTTTCCAGTGGGATCCCAATAACCCACCAAAATGGGAGGATAGCGGATTGAACGCTTTGCAATATCTCGACCCAGGAGATTACAACGACTTCATGGCTCGTTGTTCAACCGACAGAAAGACCTGGGCTTTGGAGTGGCTTGCAGTTAATAGTCATTCATTCAACTGCGGTACTCTACGCCGCGTTCCTCTTGCCACATCCTCTTGGACGAAGATGAAGGCCCACAATCAGGAACAGGCACAAGTCATCAATTCAAATCCTCCAGCACCAATCTACACAATGAAACGATACATCAAGACTGAAGTGATCTTCAGCGACGCCCCAATTCCCCTCACCTGGTTCAGTTAACGTACACCCTGTGGGTCATCGAGGCTCACAGGGTATACTTACCCTTGACAATCTAGGTAATCCATGATATACTATATCTATGGATGAAATTCAAGAAGAAATCGACATGCTACGTGACTTCATTCAATCCTGCTATCAGGTGAGTGAGTTGTCGGATTCCTGTTCACCTCAACGCGCTGCCATCATTATGGAACGCATCGTAGAACGACTGGAGAAGCTTAAGTCACTGGAGCCACAATGAAGAGATGGGGAATCTTCATTCAGTTAACAGACGCTGGAAAGATAGCCGATTATGCCGATCTGGAGGACATTAAATCTAGAATTGCCAGGGCTTTCCAGCATATAGATTTTAAGATCGAATGTCTTCAGATCAATGAGATCACTCACAGAGTTCCTATAGAAAGGAGAATTAAATGTACTACCGAATCACCCAAGACATAATTCTCCAGTCTATAGAGTTCAATGCTTCTAAAGGCCTTCCAGAATTCGTTGTTATGGTGGGAGGAATGACCTTTCGTGTGAAGCCTGATCAGATAGACTTCAATAAGTTTTTGATAGGGATGGTAGAGCCAGCTGTTAAAAAGCAGGTTGAAAAATTGATGCTAGCTGTACCATTGGCATTGCCATCTGAAGCTCCAACCAGAAGAGTTAAGATGAAGAAGGAAATCGAGGAAGAACCAGAACTCATAGACATGGATCCATGGGATGATGGAGACGATGAGAACAATCAGGGGATATAAGATCATGAGAATCTCAAAAGAAATCAACCAGCAACATTTGAAAGATCCCAAACTTGGTGACTACTGGATGGAAATGTTTTCTCCAGTAGCTGTAGTAGTCTACGTTGATCCAAGGTATGTAGTTACTCTCGAGAAAACTAAGAACACTGATAAAGATCATTGGACTTGGGATATAGAAGCTATACCTATACTCTATACTCGCAATCAATGGCTAATTAGGTGGAATTACGACTATATCAACGGCACTTGGTGCGACGTGGTTCCTGAGCGTCATCTGTGGGTACCTGAGTTCGTTGAAAGGCCGTTAGAACGCGCTGTACTGTATGTTCCTCGTAAACTTCCATCCGACAGGCGTATAAAACTAACCCTTGACAATCATTAATCTCTATGTCATAATAAGAGTATGCCTGACACTTACTACGTGATTCCCAACGACGGAGCAGAATTCAAATGCTACGAGTGCGGCAACCGAGGAAAGGCCAGCAAAGAAGTCTTCGTAAAGATTACTGGTCTATGGGGCGCACGTCATCGCAACTGTGTGGAAGATATTGAAACGATGGAACAAATCGACCCGCCAAAGGAGTTCGATCCCCGACCATGAGCCAAGGAAGAAAGATGGGGAAACATCTAGTTCTAGAACAGGTAGAATTAAAGGAAGATGGTGGAATAACTCTACACTTCAAACTCGGAATAGTTGAATTTCAGGTTAGACTGGAGGATGATGGTAAGAAGCAATTCGATCATCTAATTACTGAAATAGCTGGTCCAACAACACACAGTTACTGGAAATGGTTCTTCGAAGAAATTAAGAAGTTCTGGTCATCTAACACTGAGGAACGGAGAATCAAGGGATGAACTGGCAACTTGTTATCACATCAGCTGCGCCGGTTATTGGTATGGTGTGTATGGTTTGGATCTTCAAGATAAACAACGAGATACACAACTCTACTCAGCAAGAGATTAGGTTGCTTTTGAGACATCTAGAAAATATGCTTGAAGATATTCAGGGTGATCAGCCAGTCGAAGAAGACGAAGAGGAAGCTGAAGAGCCAGTTCCAACCGGGAGGAGAATTCGTGGTTAGTAAAGAAAATCTGGAACTTCTCAAAAGAGTAGGTTCGGGACAAATCACTTTGAAGCAGCGACAGACAAGAAAGCTTGCCAACGACATTGTAAAAACACACGCTAAGTTTGGTTTTACCAGTGAAGATGTACTAGCCTTAAGAAGCATTTCTATATCTGTACACGAGGATGGATTTACAAAGCAGAAGGTGAAAGAAATAATTGACAAAGTACTCTTCGCTTATAACCAGGAAGAAGCTGCTCCAGTAAGACAAAACCAAAGGAGAATTAAACTTGGCAACAGCATCCCAATCACCCTTAAGCCAACTGAATGAAGCCACAGCCGACACAGCTCAATTAGCCAGAGACGTACCAGAAGCTCAACTTTCGGATCAGATTGTTGAACGGGGAGATGTAAACTATGTCGAGGCATTAAGAACTTTTGAACCCCCCGTTCCGAGGGGCGGAGCTATGTCAATGGGCAGAGGAATTAATCCCCGCTCTGACATGTTGAAACCAAAACCTGAACCTATACAGTACTTAGAAATACCACTCGAGAAGTTTAGAGTGGTTAATCACAACGGTGATAGCTACCTAATTGAAGCACACACGATGACGCTTCAATTCTTCAGCATGGAACAGCAGCCGCCCAAAAGTTACTACTGCTTCTATAAGAAAGTTTTGATTGCCACTGATGGTCGCCGCGACGATCATATAGTTGCTATGATCGAAGATTCAATAGTAGAAGCTGTTGTCCAAGCAAAAACTCAATTCAAAAGCTCCAAGAAATCTAGCTCAAGGCGTATAAAGGACGACAAATCTTAACCCTTGACAAAGAGTACATCTCTTGATATGATAATAATAGGTTAAATTGCATCTTAATCCTCAGGAGGTCTTGTGAGTCGTTGGCTGCTAAGGATTATCCGATGGAAAGACTACCGCAAGATCTCTGCCCAGCAATGGTTAGAGATCATGCGGCGTCTTGAAATCGGAACTAAGTAAGTTTTATTGACACTAACAACAGGAGAAACCATTGGGCTGGCTCGAAAGATGCTTATGGTTCCAGACCCTGGTTACTTGGTGGCGTACTCGTCATCTAGGTGACCGTGAGTTTCGACAACACCTCCTTAAAGAGGTGATCGAAATGCGCAATCAACTGCATGAAGAATACAAAGACGAACCCGCAGATAAACAACTTATAGAAACCTTCAACGAACTGGACAGCTGGATTGAAGAGGCATCTGCTCAGTGTTAATCGTACTCTCCCTTGTGGGTGCGGCTATACTGGCCATCTGTATAATATATGCAGATGCCCACAAGGGAGACCGCAATGACTGAGGAAGATAAAAAACTTACTGACGCACTGAGTATCCTTAATCACGTTTGGTTAACCCATCAACAAGAAATGATGGATGATAAAGTTACCTTTAGGTACGAACCTGGAAAAGGTCACATTGAATTCTATCAGTACGGACCCTTCCATATAGCCATCTGTGTTTATGAGTGTAGGGTCTATACAGTAGATGAGAGAGATGATAGATTAAATTCTTATAATGTAGTGGGAAAGAGATCAGAGTTGTTAGTACTTGAAATGCCAACTACCGCGTCAAGGGTGGCATTGTGTGTAAAAGAAATGCGTAACATGATAAAAAGAAAGCGGATAGGTCCGGTTACTCGTCGTATTAAGTTCCTTGACAACTCTGACAAATAGTGTTAGTGTAAAAATGTAGATACCCCTGAAGGTCCTAGCTAACATCTGTTAGCATTCTGAAGGCACCGAATCCTGGTGTGACATGTCCAAAAAGTTGTTGATAGCAGGTCAGCAGAAGACAGTTGGTGCTTACTACGTGGGTCAGCGAACCGACGGAGCACCCAATCATTATGAGACCGTAGCTGAAGCTCAACGGCTTCGTCGAACAGGAAAAGCCACGTCCATCAATCGTGGTAAAGCTATCCTGATAAAGGGACCACGTCGTTCTGCTGATCCCATCAGGAACTCGGTGAAAAAGGGCTGGAAGGTAATTGGGCAAACTCCTAAAGGAGCTACTCGCCCAGGATTCCCACGGTGGAGTGCGGTTTAATGGCAAAGATAGAAGATGGCAGAGTTAGTGCTATTAACAAGTTGCCAGCCCATAAAAGAGCCTTCGTTAAAGCAAGGTCCGAAGGAAAAAACATCCGTCAGTCGGCAAAAGCTGCCAATATCAGTAATTCTGCAGCTTACGACTATGACAAGGCTCCCGATATTCAAGCTGCCTATCGTCAGTTGATGAGGGCAGCTATCTCGCCCAAGAAGCTGGTAGGACTAATTAAAGGTGGATGCGAGGCGAAGATGCCAGTCTACTCTCCAGACGGTAAGAAAGTTACTGAGAGGGCTGATTGGAAAACAAGAAAGCCATATATTGACATGGCCGCAAAGCATGCCGGCTACTACGAAGAAAAGAATCCGAACGGCGGAACCCAGATTGTGATTGCAGTTAATCACATCGGACTCAAGAATGCCACCACTGAACATATCGTTGAAGCTTCAACCGAAGCAATCTGAGCTTTTAAGCCTCTGCGAGGACTCGGAAGCCAATATTATTGGCTACGGGGGTTCCAGAGGTGGAGGCAAGAGTGGTGCCCTTCGCCGGATCATGCTTCTTCGTAGATTGTCAAATCCTGGTACAGCTGGTTTGATCTTCCGTCGAGTCTACGACGACCTCAAGAGAAATCACATCGATAAGTTCTTTGAGGAGTTTCCAGAACTTTTCAAGTTCTATAGATCCACAGATCACGAAATTATCCTTCCCGCCCAAGGCAACAACCCTCCTTCCCGCATAGTTTTCGGCTACGCCGAGACGGTCCAAGAAGTAAAACGCAAATTCCATGGTGTTGAGTACATGGATATGTTTGTGGATCAGGCTGAGCAGCTCTCCGAAGAAGAGATTAGGATCATGAGAACTGCTTGCCGCTGGCCCAATGTTGGTCGGCACAAGTGCAAGTTCGTCATGTTCTTTAATCCGGGAGGCATCAGCATTGCCTATCTCAAGCGAATTTTCCATGATTGTAAATATACAGAGAAGGAACGGCCAAGCGACTACCGTTTTATACAGGCCTACGGTTGGGATAACGTCGAATGGGTTCGCTCGGCCCTCATCGAGCGTGGACTCTCGGAAGATGATTTTTACTCTTGGGATAATGACAAGCGTTTTGATTATTTTATCAACGAGTCTCAGTATGGCCAGGAACTAAACTCCCTCCCCCAAGCCCTCAGAATCGGCTATCTGATGGGCTCCTTCGATACGTTTGCTGGTCAATACTTCGACATTTGGGATCCGGATGAACAAACCATCTCAGTCGTTGACCTTCAAATCAAGCCTTGGATGGCCAAATGGATTTCAATCGACTGGGGCTATGCCCACGATTCGGCGATTTACTGGTGGGCTCAGGACGGTGACATCACAAAGACCTATCGTGAGCTCGTAATCTCCGGTATTGGTCCTAGAGCTCTAGCTCAGATGATCATCGACGCCAGTACACTGTTTGAAGGAGAAGAAATTAAGGGCATCGACGCGATTTATATCAGCCCTGACTCTCTTCAGAAGCGTACCAATGAGGATAGAATCCTCGATCAGATGGCTTCCGTCTTTACCTCTGTGGGTTTGCCTCGCCCACGCATCGCCGAAGATGAAAGAGTCTCCGGTTTCATGCTCATGCATGAGATGCTGAACTACGGAACTTGGAAAATCGGTCGAAATTGCCAAAAACTGATCGAAAACATCCCTCTCTTCACTCGAGATGAGAAAAATCCAGAAGATTGTGTTAAATTCAACGGTGACGACCCCGGTGACTCAGCCCGCTATGGTCTTCGGTCGCGTTTTAGCAGTCGACAAGCTCCGAAAGAAGTGCAATTGGAAGCTTTCTTGAGCGATGTTAGAAAGAAATCGTCTCATAGCGAAGATTTAGGTCGTCTTCACACCTCCATGCATATGAATCACCTCAAATTTGAGCAAAATTGGAAGAAGACTCATCAACCAGTCCGTAGAATCAAGAGGAATTGGAGATGATTTTTGGTTATAAAGGCTTCCTCGAGCGGGAAAATGAGAGATTGAGAGAGCGTATTGACACACTGGAAGCTAGGAACCAAGAACTTCTCCAGTATCTCTACGAAAAGATCCCCGTCTCTCAGAAGAAAACTGAAACTCCAGTTCAGCATCAGATGAAGAAAGGTGAAACCCAAGCCTCTTGCTCCTGTGGGTGGAACACTTTCTCTGATGATCCTGTAAAACTTCAACAAGAGATCAGCTCTCACTTCCGCAAATACGCCGCACCTGCCGGAAGAAAAAGCTGGGCTCAAACTAAAAACATCCTCGAATCGGCAGGAGATACACAATGATCAAGGAATTCGATCAAGTAATCTACACGGAAGGTGGTAAGAAATACAACGCCACCGTCCTTGGTGTCCGAGCTCTGGACCATCACACAGGTGCTAACGGAGAGCCTCATCTCCATCTCGGCTTTTTCGCTCCAGTGGAGGGGAGAACCGTAATTGGAACACAGGATCAGGACAAACTTGCCCAGTTCCGTCTCGACGTGGTTCACGAGTCGCATGAATTCGATGAGGCTGCTCAGAAGGCTGGACACAAGGGAAGCTATCCTGGTGGCCGCTGGAAGGAACGGCCTGTTGGCAAAACGAAGGCACCGAAACCAGAAGAGACCGAGTAAGGAGAATTGATGCCCACTTACAAAGGCGATAAAGGCGAAAGCCACTTCAGTATGAATCCCCAGGTCGGAAAGGCCAAGTTCGGCTCGGGGACTGGGTCTCCAAAGAAGGAAGGCAGTAAACCGGAGGCTAAAACTGAGAAGCCTGCTGAGAACAATTCAGCTCATGGGTCATCAGTTACACTCCACGATCACGGAGACGGGACCTTTCACTCAGACCACGGGGATGGAAATGCAGTTGAACATCCCAGTCTCGGTCATGCTCTGATGCACTTGGCCAATCATCATGCACCGTCCGGTAAACATATCCACGTTCACTCAGAAGGTGGACTTCACACAGCTCATACAGTTGATGATACTGGGAATCCTGATGGACCTCATGATCATCAGAACATTGAAGAACTGAAAAACCACATGGACCAATTTCTCGACGAGGAAGCTCACGAAGGGGGAGAGGGACAAGGCGGCGAGTATGAGGCCGAGAGTGGTGACCAAGGTGGCGACTCTACAGGTCTCAGCCACTTAATGGCATAGGAGATGAAAATGCGTAAATTTCTTATCAGTCTGCTGGTGGCAACCGCCACTCTGTGCCTGCCTGTGGCATCACTCGGGCAGGGGCCCAAAACTCCCCTAGGTGGGACCTATGACTCCGGAATCTTCTACAGTCCGAACTATAACTATGGGAACGTTTCAACAGTTCCGCCCATGGTTGTTTCGATCGGTACTTCGGCTTCTGGAGCCGGCTCCGTTACTCTGACCTATGGGTACTTCACCACTCCCGACGGTCGTGTGGTAGCTCCTTTCCAAAACATCACTGCGAACGGACTGTCACTCCCGGCGATTACTATCGATTCGGGTTCAGCCCAAGAAACGGTGACTCCGTCATCCGTTAGCTGCGCCACCCCATCGGTTATCAATACCTGTGTGGTGACTGCAACTTTCAGCAATGCTCATCCGGCTGGAGCTCGAGTTTTCTCTGGTGATCAGGGAATTCAGGAAGCTATCAACGATGCGGCCTTGACCGGCGGTGGAGCGGTATACTGGATTATTGATCCAGGTATTGTGACCCTTGCAACTGGATCAGCCAATACCAACCTAGGTTCAGTGAACATTCCGACACGCTCTACCGTTATGGGGGCAACGGCAAAGGTTACCACAACCATTGCTACCTGTGCCGGTGGGTGGTCTCTCGGTTTCTCCACAGGAACTGAGTTCACTGCGGCAAATACCACGTTGACCGCCGGTACTACAACCGACTCGTCAACCCTGGTTCCGGCAGTTGCTTTCAATGCTGCTGCCACTGTGCCGATTGCCCATTGCACCACCTCAAACGCTTCGGCTGGAGCCATCCATGCCCGCGTGTGGGGTTACAAGCAGGTCGCTCCGGCGTTCTAATGCCCTGGAACGAAGTAATGTCAAAATGGAAGGCTGGGGCCCTCAAATCAGGGGGCTCCGGCAAGCCTGTTAAATCCCAGAAACAGGCTTTGGCAATAATGTTCTCCGAGAAAAAGAAAGCCGATTCCGGAGATTCAGAATATAAAGCTAAACCGCACTGGCCAGGACTATTGAAACATGGCAACTCCCGTTCTTAATCTAGAAGATACACAAGCTCCTCTCACTGAGGGCGCCAGTCCCACTGGCAACATGAGCGATGTAGATCCCTATGATCTTCTAGAAGGGGATACCCAAGCTCAGATAGCCGTAAAGGAACTGTGTAAGTACTTCATTGGGCTTGATAAGTGGGTTCGCCGTCAAGAAGTTATTGAGGCTCGCAGACAGAGATTCTACTGGAGAAATGATCAGTACATCTACTGGAAAAGCGATGCCGTTGGATTTTTACCTGCCATCGCCGGACAATCCATTGATGCCGGGACAGAGCAGGTCAATGTGGGGAGGTATACAGATGTCTACAACATCTATACTCCCTATGGAGAGTCAATACTCTCCACACTTCTGCAAAATGCTCCCGGTGTAAACTGGCAGCCACTCGATCCGTCAGAACCAAACGATGTAATTGCCTCAAAAACTGCTGAGAAATTCCAGCAGAAGGTAGAAAACGATAACGATCGTAAAAGCCTACAAGCTAGTGTAGGTAGACTTTTCTATACAGATGGAAGAGTTATTCTCAAGGTTGAACACGATGATGAAAAGGACATGGAGTGCATTTCATCTCATGGAGTACTTGAGACAAAGGTCGTTCCAATTACGTCTAACTGCATTGAGGATTTGGTTGCTGTATTCATCTCTGAAGAAATTGACGTCTATCAGGCGAAGGCGGAGTTTCCAAACTACGCTCCAAAAATTAAGGAGAAGTCTGGAAATCTAGGAGAGTCAGCTTACGAAAGAATTGCTCGTCTCGGTGTTCTACAGGGAACTCGGCTACTGATGCAAGCGGGTGACGCCTTTGAGCACATGGTTACGAAGAAATGCTGCTATCTTAGACCAGCTACTTTTGATAAGCTCCCTGACGAACATAAGGAGAACATTAAAGCTAAATTCCCCGACGGATTGAAAGCCTGGTTCTGTGGGGATGAGTATTGCGGATCAGAAAATGCTTCGATGGATGATCAATTAACCATCGGATTCCCTGGTCCTGGTGATGGAATGAGTCGTCCTAGCATCGGTAAGCGAGTAGTTCCTTTGCAGGATGTTTTCAACGACGAACTTAACCTCTGGCATGAAGCTCATGATTACTGTATTCCTAGCCTGTTTATGTACTCTGAAACTGGTGATTTGGAAGCTATTAATGAGCAAATCTCCCAGCCAGGTAACATCATTCCTTTCACTTCTCTGCCTCCTGGTGCATCATCGGCTGAGTCAGCCTTCTATGCGTCTGTTCTGGAAGGAATTCCTGCAACGCTACCAAATCTGATTCAGTTTATTCAGGGTCCTTTGGCACAGTTCATTTCCGGTGCTTTTCCTGCTCTCTTCGGCGGTGATACCGGAGACAACGACACCGCAAAAGGTATTGCTATTCAGCGTGATCAAGCAATGGGTCGCATGTCCCTTCCGTGGGCGGCTATGCAGCAGATTTTCGCTGGAGCATATACTAACGCAGTTAGGTCGGCCGTCAAATATAAGGAAGGCGACACCTTTAGTTATACCGTTAAGGACATGACTGGGGCTGAAACAACCGAACAGCTCCAGATGGCCGATCTCAAGAGTGGGAAGGCAATCTGCAAAGCAGACACTGATGCTTCATTCCCTGAGAGTACCAACTCCAAGAGACAGAGCTATCAGACGCTGATGGCTGCTGCCGAAAGAAACCCAATCCTTGCCGGTATCATGTCGGATCCGAACAACCTAGAATACGGTCACGAGATCATCGGTTTGCCTGATCTGATAGTACCTGGTGCTGATTCAAGAAACAAACAACTCATTGAGATTAAGCAGCTACTGGCTGAGCCTCCCATTCCACCGAGTATGCCAGAAATCATTGCTGCTTCACTTCAAGACCCCAATCTAGCCGGTGCAATGGCTCAGTGGGAAAACAACAGAATTGGACCAAATGGTCAACCGATTCCACCACCGATACCAGATTCACTTTACAAACCGAGTGTTCCGGTGGATCCAGATTTTGACGATCACGCAGTCGAATACAAAACGGTTGCTGATTGGCTAAGTAGCGAAGAACGTCGTAGAGAGGAAGAGGAAAAAGGAAATCGTAGAGGTATTATGAACGTAAGACTTCACGGTTTGGCTCATAAAGCACTTATTCCTCCGCCTCCCATGCCTGAAGTAGCCCCCGCAGGGCATAAGTCAGGTAATCCAGGACCATCAGCCGCTGCCCCAATCCTGCATGGTGGCGCACAAGCACAAGGAGCTAGATAATGTTTCTTGAACTTCTACATCATCTCCCACACATCCTTTTGGCAGCTACAGCTGCTGTGGGCATGGGCGAAATTGGATCGGCCGGAGCTGATATTGTTGACTCCGCAACGGAAGGTACTGAGGAAGTAACAGACTCTGTTGAATCTTCAGAGGGTGGTGATTCCGGTGCTGACACTGACAACGAAGGTGTATCTGGAGAGGAAGAACAACCTGAAGTCCAGCAGAAAACTGATAGTAAAGTTGACTGGCGTACGGTTCCCGCAGAAGTAAAGGGACACATTCAGGAACTTCAGAAATCCAATCCGAAGCTGGCAAATCTTCTTCAGAATGCCGTTTATACTTCCAGTACCTTCTTGAAGGAAGTACCCGGCGGTCTTAAAGAGATTCGGGCACTCAAAACTTCCATCGATCAACTCGGCGGCTTGGATGAGATTAAAACTCTCTCTGACACCCATAAGAGCATGGTCGAAAATCAGGAAGCTCTGGACACTCGTGCTCGTGAAGGTGATCCGGCAGTACTGGACTCTCTAGAGGAAGTGGCTGGAGAGGGATTCTTCAAGCTGGTTCCGGCGGCGATGAATAAGTGGGCTCAGAAGGACAGGGCTGGATACAATCACGAGATGAGCAAAATCTTCGTGAATGCCATGAGAGAAGGCGGCTTGGTTTCCGATCTCAATATGGCTTTCAAGCTTCTGAAACTGAACAGCCCTGAGGCCACCAAGGAAGCTGTGGAATGCCTCAATCGTTGCGCTGAGTGGGCCAACGGAATCAACAAGATTGCTACTGTTCCGCCTGAAAGACCGAAGATCGATCCGAAAATCGAAGAACAGCAAAAGAACATCGAGTCCGAAAGAACCAAGCTGTTCAACGACAAGTTCAGCAACGAGTTCGGTAGTTGGAGAGCAAAACAGATCAAGGATGCAGTCTCACAGGTTTCTGGCGGCAAGAGTCTGAACGAATATCAAATGAAGACTCTTAACGAGCGAATCGTCAGCGACATCCGCGACATTTTGACCACTGACACCGACTATATGAAGAGTCTCGAGAAGATCTACAACAGTCGGGACATGGCTGAGCTTCAGAAGTTTACCAGAGCTCGCACTTTGAAACTTCTTCCTGAAGTTTCAAAGAAGGCATACCGTTCCCTGTTCTCCGGTGCTGCACCAGTCAAGAAACAGGTTGCCAAACCGAACACCCAAACCGATGGAAAAACAACTCCACAGGTGGCACAACAAGTTAAGGGATGGACAAAAGTTGCTCCGGACAAAGCTCCTAAGCCATCAGAAATCGACGACAAGAAAACTCCGTTCGAAATGAAGTTTAGGAAGCAAGCTATCCTCAAAAACGGGCAAAAGGTATACTGGGGAGACAAGGTACCGGCGTAGGGCGAAATACAGTCAAATTCAGGCAAAACCTAGGTACCTAGGTTGATTTTCTAGCAGTCAGTCTGATATAACATATATCGGATAATTTACTGCAAACCTAGGTACCTCCTTTGACTGACATGGAATTATTGACATAGTTTGCGGAAACGGCACTCCGAGAACCGGTTGCTTTACAAAATTGCAATAAAGAACAACCCAAAAAGAAGACGGATAATCATTCCGGGGAATGGGATCTGAAACCCTTAAATCACGGGACAGGGCCCGGGGAAACCATTCTGAATTGAGATTGGGTGAGTCCAATAAGAGAGAAATCTCATGGCAGTTGCAAACGTAGCACAGGCGATTGGGATCATGCACGAGCAGGTTCGTCCAGAACTTCCTCGTCTTTACCAACAGGACTATACAGCCTGGGGTAGGATCAAGAGCCGGACGGACATTGTTGTAGTTTCTTCCCGTCCAACTCGCGTTCCTCTCCGTCTGTTGGCCGGCGGTAAATTCCGTGTGGGATCCCCGGACGGTGGAGATATCGGTCTTGGTTCGTCCTTTGTAACTGATGCAATGACCCTGGTCCCGGTTTACTTCTTCCAGGCGAGTCAGTACACAAAGGCAACCGAAATCAACACCAATTCTGATGAGAAGGCGATCGAAGATTACGCCATGCTCACCATGAAAGACGCGATGGAGCAATTCAACGTCTGCATGGAATCCGTTCTGCAGGGTGATGGTTCCAACACCCTCGACACCGTCGTTTCGCTTTCCAATGCGAACACAACCATTACCTGCAATAACGCCAACCTGTTCACGGATAACCAGGACATTGACTTCTGGGCAGCACTTGGTGGAGCTTTCCTCGGCACAGGAACCATTCTGTCCGTTGACGGCCCCAACAACCAGATCAATATGACCACTCCGGTTCCGGGCGGTGTAGGTGCAGGTACCCTGATGCTTGTCAGCGGATCCGCCGGCATTGCGAACTCGGGGCTCTTCGGAATCAAGTATTGGCAGGTTTCTTCCAACACTGGTTCTGTGGGCAACTTGGCTCGCTCGGCTTACCCCGGCAAGCTCACCACCCCGCACGTTTCTGGTAACAACCAGGCTTTGACTCCGGCTAAAGCCCGTGTGTTCCAGGCTCAGATGCAGGCTGCAATGGGAATCGATGCCGCTGAAAAATCAGAGCTCGAGTATCACATGAACACGGATATGATCGCCGCTTGGGAGAATGTTGGATTGCTGGTTTCTCAGGTAATCCAGAATCAGATCAAGGGTGACAGTTCAGTGGACATGCTTAAGAAGGATGTTCCGCAGACCTTCGCAGGACGCCCAGTTCTTAAGAGCATCCATGCAACTCCTGGCCGCATCGACGGTCTGGCGTTCAAGCACTGGTTCCGTTGCGAGAACCAGCCGATTGACTACTACGAAGTTGGTGGACAGACTCTGTTCCCGACCTACGGAGCCAGCGGCGGTCTCAGCACCAGCACCCTATTCTATCTCTGGACTGGCGTTCAGATCGGAAATGAGAATGTCCGCGCTGGAGTCTATGGCGACGGCTTCGCAATTCCGACCGGTTACTTCGGTCATTGATATCACTTCCGAGGGAGAAAGGGGAGGTGGCTACGGCTATCTCCCCACTTTTTTATGGATAAATTGGACGAACTCTTAATTTCTCACGACGAATTGCATATTATATGCAAAGCTATGATGAGTATCATTCTGGAAAGAAATCTACAGGATGATTTTGAGGAAAAATTGAAAGAAGCAAAAGTTACTCCTGGATTTGCTGAAAGGGCGATGCAGATCGAGGAACAGTTTACTCAAAGACGTAGAGTTCTCATGGCTACTGGGAGACTTCAATGAGTGTCGAATTAATCGGAGGGAGTTGTCCATCACTGCAGCAACTTCCAATCGGTTCTCTGAAAGTTATGGGCTGCAACCCATACGGAGAACCGATATTTCGTGTGGTGTGGTCCGAATCTAGATATTACATGGTCGGAGCTGCACATCGTGAGTATGACGGGGATCCGGCATCCGATAAAGTTCTTCGGATGAGAGGTAAGGATCCTAATCTCACTAAAGAGCACGTTGGTTATAAATGGCTTCCACTGTATCCCGGTCCCGGGCGCTGGGTTCTAGAGATGTGGAAAAGCCCAATGGGATTCACCGGCTGTACTAAAGAGCAGTATGAGCTTATGTACAGAGATCCTGTAACTAATCTTATCACTTTGGGCCCATATCCAAGTCGGGGAGAGTATGTCCAGTGCTCTGTACAGCTGTCTCCCAGCCCTGGTCGTGAAGAAATCTTGAGAAAGATTGAACTCATCAAAGCTGGGTGGAACTACTCTTATGCCGAAAAAGAATCTGCTAATCGAGCTGCTTTGGAAAAAAGTGAAAAAGATAAGTTCAACACTTTTAAGGATATGTTTAAAGATGCTCAACAGGCATTCAACAACAATCCATCCAGCGTCCGTCCGGGCAAAAGGACAAAGGAAAAGTACGAAATCAAAGTCACGGCGGAAGAAGCCGGTTTAGCTAGAGTTTCCGGATTCAACGCAGGAACACCCCGCACACCAAGGAGACAACATGCCAGGAACCGCAGAACAGCGTGAGCAAGCAGTAAGAGAGCTTAAGGCGAAAAATCAGAAGGATGTTTTTGAGCTTCCGCCCGAGCTAAGAGTCATTGGGAAACCAGTGATGATTTTCAACGTAGGCCCCTTCCGTCATCAGCGGAGTATGGGAAGCTATGGACAATTCCTCATCCATGCTTGTGAAGACGGTGAACCCTATTCCAAAGGCACCGAGATTCCTTACATCACCAATGACCCGGTTCATGTCGATATGTTCCAGATGGCTCATCGCCACGATTCGGGAAGGAAATTGGCGAATGACATCATCGGAGTGGGTCAGTTTCATACACCTTCCGAAGATTTGACTCAGTGGGGCGTCTTCGTAGCTTCTGGTGATCTTCCTACCGAGGCTGAACTCAAAGAAGCCCGCCGTAAGATGATCAAGACCGCTGATCGTCTCATTCAGGAAGCTGATACCTATTGGAATCAGGGTCCCAGCGAATATAAGAACGTTACTGAAATGCACCGTTGGGCTGCCAAGATGCGCGGCCAGATGGACAAGCCTTGGGCTCGTGCAGTTCAGGAAATGAACTCTTGCGACATCTGTGGGTCACAAGTATCACCAAGCGCAGCAATTTGCCCGACCTGCAAGAATGTCATTGATGAAGAAAGAGTCATCAAAGCAAAGCTTCGTGGTTATGAGCATCTCTGGAAGAAAAAGGCTACCAACGAGGCTCCAGCAGATCTAGGATAAATCAATGAGAAAACTGGCTGTTGCTATCCTGTTAGTTGTCGCTGTATCAGCTGCCCTTGGGCAGAATGCGTATCGTGTTGATAATCCTGTACAAACTATCAATACAAACGTTCCCGTCACGAACAATATGTACCCAGTTCTGGCGATTCCTAATGCTGGAGTGAACATCTGTAATGTTCCAGCAAATGGAGTTCCTTGCACCAACAAAGCAACAACTTACACGGATAGCACCGCCGGGACAACCTGTTCTACGTCCACTCAATTCACTCGTCCCAATTCCAATGTTTGTGTAGCCAACGCCGATTCCACTGGCAACTGGGGAGGCTGGTTCGCTACCGGGAACTACCAATACACCATCACTTTGCCCAATGGGAGAAGCTACGGACCATATGACCTATCTGTGGGAACTAACGGATCATCCACAGGACTGCCGGTAAACAATCCAGCATTCACTGGGAAGATGACCGGACCATCTATTCTAGCCAGCATCAACAACATGGTTAATGTGATGGCTCCACCCTACAACGCTAAAGGTGATTGTGTTACTGATGATACAGCTGCCTTTGCTGCCGCTCAAGGTGTAGCTGAAACCTTCTCAGTGGGAAACAGCTTACCAGCAGCTCTAGTTATACCGAAACCTCCTGGCGGCTGCTATATAATCAACGATTTTGTTTGGCACGGAGTTAGTTTAGAAGGACTCGCTCCAGCTGCCATAGGACCAGCATCTCCAAAAACTTACCCGGTTACTCTTAAAAACTCTCCCGGCGCTCACGATATCTTAAAGATTAATGATCCAAACTTTGTAGCTGGACAGAGTAGAATATTTCCCGGGTGGTCAATTCGCAACATCGGATTCATCGTTGATAACTCTATAGGTGGTGTGAGACCCCATCGTTGGCCTGGACGCTGGTTTGATGATGGTGCAATGACCAATGGTAGCGCGGTCTTTACAAGTTCCACTAGAGCTGCCAATATTACATGTGCTGATGTTGGTCAAGCTATCCAAGTTAATGGGGCAGGTCCAGGCGGTGCAAATCTAGTAACCACCATTCAGAGCGTTTCACCTTGCTGGTACTCGACTAGTACTCCAACCTGGACCACAATTACTCTAGCAGCTTCCGCTTCTACTACCGTTTCCAATGCCCATACCTATATCTCGGTTCTTGGGCTTCCTGTCACGAAGACTTTAGGGAATGCTGCAATCGCACAAGATCTGTATGACGGAAATCCGGCTCATTGGATAGGAACTTCTCTTACCGGAAACTATGGTAAGATGGAAAATGTTTCCTTCGTAACTACCAACGGATCTAACTACACCAATCCGAACAATTATCCAGTTGGAGTCTTCACTCAGGGTATTCCTTGGCTTTACGGTCTCGATGTTAAGAACTTCCTATTCAATGGCTTCTATTTTGGAGTAGCCCAAACCGGATCCGAGCTCAATTCCTTCCTTCAATCTAGCTCAGGTGATTACGAAACCTGGATGCACGGACTGTTCTTTTTCAACACGTCCCCGTGGATATCCTATAACGGTTTTTCCCAGCATCTAGAAGACAATCAGATAGCCGGAGATGGTGGACCAATCATTCTTGGATTGGGCAACCAAGCTTTCGACGCCCCCATTGGATGGACTATCCAGAATATGGGTATTGAGTCCCCAAATGTAGTTTCGCCCTGGGGTTGGGTCATTACTGGAGGTTTTCACACAGTAGCAGTCAGTTTGACTTCCAATGCTCCCAGTCAATTCGCTTACTTCGAAGCAAGTACTTCTAGCTGCAGATGCGGCGGGAACAATGTCTTCTTTGATGGTCAGAATAACCGTATAGATGATGGTGGCGGCCCTCCACTGAACGTTGTGGATAGAGGATTTGGAAATGAGATCCTCTATGCCTATAATGCAAATCCAATCAATGGTCTGCCATCAGCGCATGACGTGAATATGACAGTCTATAAAGGAAGTAATCAACTTCTCAATAGATTCACTTCTGACTTCATCCGGGATGGAAACCCAGGTAATCCGTACAACAATGATGATTTATTTTTGTGGCCTCAGGACATAGTCTTCGGTACTCCACCATGGAATTCGGTGGTAGTTTCCGACACGACTTCTCCAACCGGGAACTATGCCAAGTTTACTTCCGGTCAGAGGTACAACATCTACGCTCCTTACACTCCGTCTAGAGGAAATTCTAATAGTCTAGTGGTTGGTGACAACCTTCCAACTACTGGAATAACGGTATATCTTTCTGCCAAATGTCCTGTAGCTGGAACGTTTACCCCACAGGTGCAGACTTTCGGTGGTACCGTAGTAGCTCCAGTTCTTAGCTGCACAACAAGCTATCAGCCTTACACCATCAACGTCCCATGGGCTGTGGGTGACTCCGGGAAACCATTCTACTTTGGAGCTGCAATCGGCAGCAATGAATTCCGTGTGGCATGGTTCGATATCGTTCCCTTTAAGACTGCCATCAATGGAATTGCTTTGCCCATAACTGGTGGTGCTCAATTCACGACCGGCCCCCAGAGTGGGACTACAACCAATAACATCGTCACTTTCGCTGACACGAAGGGAACTATCAAGGATAGTGGAATCAGTATTGCTTCTCAGATTGCCAATATCCAAATCACCGTACCGTCCTTCGTTTTCACTTCTGCAGTATGCTGGGGGCCAGCTTCCAACACTACCCCCGGAACTGCGGTTATGACGGGTATTTCAACTTCTACAGTTCTTACCGCCGGTTACTCCAGCAATCCAAGTGCTATTAACGGATGGGGAACTACAGGTGGATTGACTTTTCAGATGTGGCCTACAGCTAATCAGGTGAACTGGTTGGTTTGTAATCCAAGCGGTGCTTCGTTCACGAGCGGGTCCATAACATTCAACGTAGGGGCGAAATAGTGAAGAAGTGGGTTTTACTGCTAAGTTTGACTAGTCCTTTATTCGCTCAGTACAGTACTACTTCTTGTAATTTCGGAGAGACTGGAACATGTAGACTAGTTGCTAGCTGTAATTCAACTGATATAAATACTACCATTGCTGCTTCTTCCAATGGCGGGTTAGGATACATTGCTCCCAATCACTTTGATGGAGACGGAGTTTATGTGCCAGCTGGAAGTTGCAGCTGGACTTCTCCGGTTAACTGGACTAACAAGAACATCAACCTTATTGGGAATGGTGGAATTCTCCCGAGTAATGCCACTAAGGGTAATCTAACATCCAGTAACACCGTGATTACTCACAATACCTCCAATGCTTTTCAAGTGAATGCATCCAACAATGGGTTCACCGCAGCTACTTTTCGGATTGCAGGATTCACTTTCTCAGGGAGTAATCCATCTAATCAGCTACTCAACATCAATAACAGCAATCCGAACATGACTGCTGAGAATGGATTCTTTCGAGTAGATCACATAACCTATCTTTACACTCATTCTGGAGATGTTTTTGTAAACTACGGACCTACCTACGGTGTATTTGATCACCTGGATGGAACTACGCCGCAGAATCATTTCCTTACCGCAATGTTCTACAACTTTGAAGCTCCCTTTACCACCATACTTCAAGGTGAAACTCTTGCTAGAACGGGTGCTAGATTTGGAACTCAGAATTTCATCTTCATCGAAGATTCCAACTTCAATTGCTCAGGAAGCTTTGGTACTGGAGCTATAAGTGATTCTTCCAGTGGAATTCAGAGATTGGTTTTCCGCCATAACAGCCTAACAGGGTCCTGTTTCCACTATCAACACTGGACCAGAAGTAACGAATGGGATGGTGGATACTCTGAATACTACAACAACGTGTATCAATGTACGGATGCCAGCTGTGCGAGTGGGAGTTATCCTTGCAGATTCAACGCAGGAACCGGGATCTTCCATGATAATCAGATTACAGGATATCAGACCAACTCCTGCTTAATAGATGAGGCTCGTGGCTGTGGGGCTCAGACATCGGCAGTCGCTGGAGAATGTAAAGGAGCACCCCCATCAAATTCACAGATAGATGTTAATGGTGGTGATCCAAATGCCCCAGGATGGCCATGCGCAGGTCAAGTGGGTTCCGGTTGTACTTCAGGAACTTGTACTAGATCCCAGATGACTTCAGTTCCTTACATTATGTACAATAACGGTGCTCAAGCCGGATGTGCTAATGGAGGAAGTTGCACCAATTCCACAACATTCTCTGTGGATGGACCTCCTGGTGGTGGAAGTTGTACAAGAACCATGTCCAACTATCTGATGAGTACTCCACACACAGCTTCTGGTGGATTAAACGGAGCTATTGACTACAGTTCTGGAGCTGCTAAACCCTCAAGTGTTGGAATCTACAGCGATATCGCCGGATACACTCCATTTCAGTATCCGTATCCAACTACTTTGATTAGTGGGGGTGGAGGGACCGTTTTTCCAACAAGTCTAGGTCCCACTCCTATATCTTTTGTTATTAAGAAACGCCGGGGAGCCACGTAGAGATGTCGGTGGTCGAGGATGTTAGAACACTCAAACGAATCGTTATCGAAGGTAACGGTGAGGAGTCTCTAGTGAGCAAAGTCGCAGTTCTCGAACAGAAGGTTGGCGAGATGAGATGGGGTATTAGACTTCTGATAGGCATGGCCTTAGGAATTCTAGTTCCCGTTGTCAAAGCCTGGATTCAAGGAAAGCTATGATCAAGAAAATCTTCATTGCATCCGTATTTCTCTTGGCCCAATCACTGATGGGTCAAAGTTTCTTCAGTCCACCACCAGTTCTAGGAATGTGTCTTTCCTCTGCTGGATGGGTTCCACTGAGTTCCACAGTATCAGGTACTCCCCTAGGATTTTCTCCAGCTCAATATGGCCTCTATGGGAGAAACTCCAACGGCCAGTACTATGCTGTGGCTTGCGATACTAATGGAAATATCAGCTCCTCTTCCGCAGTTCCAGGATGGCTAGGATTCCAGGGTGATGGATCTGAAGGTGCTTTAAGTGTTCCCAGCGGTAACGTAAACCTGAATGGTGAACACTGGTATAGCTCCATTACTATTGCGGCTGGGGCATCCGTAACCTTCGTTAGCCAAAACCCCCCGTTGATCCTTAGGTCTACCGGGGCATGCACCATTGCCGGAAGCATTCTGGCAAACGGAGTCATGGGAGCAGTTACAAACTATGGTGCCTCAGGGGGTGGAGGCGGTGGTGGAGCTGCCGGTGGTAGTGCAGGATCTAATGCCGGTATTGGAACTGCCGGTGGATCAGGTGGAGCTATTGGTGGGGTAGGTGGGGCTGGAAACCCGACTCTAGCCAGCATGTACAACATCTTTATCTCTGGATTTGGACCCAATACCCAGGCTTTGGTAGCCGGCGGAACAATAGAACCTTTCGGTGGCTCAAAGGGCGGTCAAGGAGGATCAGCAGGCGGTGCAGGTGGGGCTGGGGGCGGTGCAGTTATTCTTGATTGCGCATCTATGAACTTTACCGGAACCATCGACGCAAGTGGTGCAGTAGGTGGAGCATCAACAGGTAACAGCATCGGAGCTGGTGGTGGAGGTGGTGGTGGTTTTGTGATAATGAGATCACCAACCTGGACTGCCAATACCGGTACCATCAACGTTGGCGGGGGGGCGGGGGGCTCCTGTGGGGCTTTCACTGGATGCGGTGCAGGTGGGGCTGGGGGAACTGGCTGGTTTTACAAGTTTTTGAACTAGGGGATTAGGATGAATTTCAGTAAAGAACAGATCCTAGAGGCCTGCCGAACCTACGGCCCTAGCTTGCTCGTAGTTTCAGGCATTTCGGGCCCTAGGGTCATGGCCGCACTGGCCTCTAACGAATCATCCTACGGCCTTAATTGCGGACCTAGGCATGAGCCAGCATACGATGTAAATGGGGCAATATACAAGTCTAACCCGCTCCAGAGAAACTTAGTTAAAGAATTTGGTTCTGCAGCAGCTTGCAGCTACGGACCTTGGCAGATGATGTATATCAACTTCAAGGGCGCCCTTCCAAGCGAGTTGCAGAATGATCTCACTCTTCTTGCACAGGAATTTGTTCACTGGTTCAACACATATGTGATTAAGATTCGACATGCCGAGACCGTTGAGCAAATCGGTCAGGTATGGAATCTGGGTCACATCACAAAAGAACCGCCGCCAGGTGTTCTACGCTACACTCAAGATTTGCAGAAGGCGTATGATTCTGTGGAGCTCTAATGCCCATTATAATTCCTCCATCTACTAACACGGCTCCATACGACGAGATTGAGACAATCCTCTACTTTGCTCGAGTGATTGCCAACGACGCCGGTTTGAGCATGGCTGGAACTTTGCTGAATGACAATCAGCCTTATATCATGCCTCTAATGAATCTGTCATGGAGAAAGCTGCAAGACAGATTAGCAAACAATAACATCGAAGATCTTCCCGCGGAAGCCATCATCACTGGATTGCCAGCCCAGAATGCTACATCCTTTGCTGACCCGGCAGTTCAAGCTGCTCTAGGTTATCAATCCTACTTTGATGGACAAGGCTACAATACTAATTTCTTCCTCCCACAGGATATGCAAATTCCTCTCCGACTGTGGGAAAGAGTCAGCGGGATGAATGCTCAATTCATTCCAATGATTCAAGCTAAGGATGGAATTCCGGCAGTTACCAAGACTTCCTATCTTCGCATGTGGGAATGGAGAGATGATGCAGTTTATGTCCCCGGTGCTAATCAGGTTCTAGATATTAGAATTAGATACAGGAAGATATTTGGCGATTTGACAGCACCAACAACAGATACTATTCCTTTGATTCGTTGCGCAGTTGCACTGGCCTACTTGATAGTTGAAGTTCACGCTGCCGGTCGTGGTTCAGTGATGTTACCGGCATTCAACAAAGAAAAGGAAGATGCTATCAAACAACTCATCAATCAAACTACTCGTAAGCATCAGCGAGTAAACTACAGAAAACAACCATACAGCCGCCGAGGCAGATGGTAAGGAGCAGACATGGCAATCGCTTTGAGTGAATACGCGGGTCCTGGCTCGGGAAGTTCATTCCTGGGTGGCGACAATACGCAAAAACTTCGTCGGGTATACTTTAAAGTAGTTGCTTCCAACAACTATGCTGGTGCTCCCGGTGATCCAATGGACTTTACAACTTTGGGTGAACTTCCTCACTCTCAGTATCCTCCGGTACTGGTGGTGATGCAGTCTCAAAACCCGGCTGGTGCTAGTGGCTACAAGTATCAGTACATTCCAAATGCTAACCCAACACTGGCGAATGGAACTTTCCAAGTTCTCAAAGGTCAGGCTGGACCCGATATCGACATCGGTGCCGGTGCTTACCCTGCCGGTGTAACTGGGGACACAATCGTCGGTTATGCCGACTTCATTAGGCTCTAATGGCTGAGAATGTTCTACAGCCGGTAGAAGTACCGGTCCCACTTCAGCTCTTCGGCGGCTTGGTGACAGAAATGTCTCCATCTGACCTCCCGGAAGGGGTGTCTCCTGATTGTCAGGATATCACCTTTTTTCCGGGGGGTATTTCTTCCAGAACCGGATTAACTAAGTGGTTAAGATTTCTTCCGAATAATGTTTCAGTCACATATCAGAAGACTTATGTTACTCCCCAGAATCTTATTCGTAACTTATTCCTGCTGTCTGATGGGAGTTTCTGGGTCCAAGCTGCAGAGACTGGTGTAGTAACAAACATCCTTACTGTCACTCCTGGAAGTTATGCTTCTTCAGTGAGTGCGTTTGGGAAAGAGCTTATTGTATTCCATGACACTCAAAAAGGTACAGACATCCCGAGAATCTACGATGGTACCTTTATTGATAGAGCCAGTCAGAATGGTCCGGCTCTACCACCTAACGTCTCCAATACGAGTTTTCCAACCGTCAACATGGTTGCGGCCGGTGCTCCATTTGTCAGCGTGATCAACACAATCAATGCCGCTGATATCATTCACTATGGAAACCCGCCAAACATCTCGTTCTATTACTCAGCAGTTATAATCAACTTTGTAACTCCACTGCCGGGAACCATAACCGTAGGAGCTGTAGTCAGTGTAGCTGGAAACTCCCAGGCAATATTCAATGGAGTCTACTACAGCATCACTCAGATCATCGATTCCAATACTGTCAAGTGCGCAGCTTACTTTCCATATCCACCAGCCATTCCAACTGGTAACGGTGGAACTGTTACTATCGGGTCGAATAGTACCCTGGTCAGAAGCAACAATCATGTTACCTGCGTAACAGCTGCTCCGCACAATCTTCAGGTTGGATTCAGAGCTCAGATCAGCGGAATCAATGATGCCCCTGTGGGTGGCGGCATCTCAAGCATCAACATCAATAATGAACAGAATCCCGGCATAGCCACCGTAACCACAGCTTCAGCTCACGGATTACTTCCAGAAAACGTTATCAAGATCACTGGAGTAGCTGATGCCCTAGTGGGTGGAGCAATCAGCACTGTTGCCAGAAGAGCACAGATTGTAACGGTTGTAACTACAGCCCCACACAACCTGAAAGCCGGTACATCTGTAAAGATTACTGGAACTGTAGATCTTAACTTCACTGGTCAGTTCATAGTTCTCAACATCATTGATGCAGTAACATTCACCTATAGCCAGATCGACAGTGATGCGACCTCCACTGGTGGCGCAGTTCACATGGTTTGGCCAGTTTCCGACAACGCCATCATTCCCAATAACTACACGGTAATTTCAACTCCAACACCAACCACGTTTACCATTTCACTCTTCTACAGTGATGGAACCTGGACTGGTGGAGTAATTACCTTCCCGTGGTCAGGAACTTTCTATGTTACTCAGGTGATTGATGATGTAACGTTCGTTTATCTGCAATACGGTCCCAATGCCTCCACTAACACGGTCGGCACCGTAACTCCAACGAGTCAGATTGCTCCTGGTGCTAGAGGAGTTGTAGTTCTCTTTGAAACTCGACAGGGCTATATCACAGCTCCGTCACCACCAACCCAGATCATCACTCCAGGATCACAGTACCTAAGCATCTCCGATATTCCCATTGGAACCGACAATGTAGTAAGAAGAATCATTGCCTTCACTGGTGCTGACGGTGCCAACTACTTCTACATTCCCGTAGGAGCCAGTGTAAATGGTATTCAGGTATCTACGTCGACGGTCATCAATGACAACGTCACAACTAGTATTCTTGTTGATTTTGCTGATCCTACTCTTTTTGATTCTATTGCTATCGACATTCCGGGCAATAATCTTTTTGAGATGGGTGTTATAGGTCCATGCTTGGGAGTTGCTAACTATGCCTCTCGAGCTGGGTGGTTCGGACTGAGAAATTCGATTCAGAACTTCCTTAACCTAGGATTCGATGCTGGCTACATCTCCTCACTGGGTTTGGGAACTCCTCCAGGCTGGACGGTGATAAATCCTGGAGGGATTTTAACTAATCTTGGAGATTTTGGATACGCTTGGACTATCGGTGGAGCTTCTGGGCCTAACGGTGGCATGATTACTCAGCCAGCATATGCTGATGTTTATAATGTTCCTATCCTACAACCGAATACTCAATACTCCATTGATTTCAAAGCAGTTGCTCAGAGGAGTGGTGGATTACCAATCGGTGGAGGCAAGCTAGTATTCGAGTTTTACAGCCCAACTTCCGGAGTTCTTGCAACCGCTTCAATGCAGATCACGAATCTGATAACACCGTTCCCGGTAATCGGATTCTTCCCAGGATTCTTCACTATAACCATGGATAACAAAACTCCTGGTGTTATCCCATCGGATACCGTGCTGAGGATCTATGGAAACAACATCACCAACGGATGGGCAGTAACTTTCGATGACATGGAGTTCTACCCGACCATAAATCCAACCCTCCGTCAGTTCAAATGGTCCTACATCAATCTTCCCGATTCGGTTGATAATGAAACCTCCCTGCTTGGTGCTGCTTCCGATGATACCTTCATTCAGGCTTGGTTTGTATACCGAGATTCACTGCTGTTCCTCACCCAGTACGGGCTTTATGAAACCAGTGACCTAGCCGGATATGAGCCTTACAACTGGAGTGTAAGACAGGTAGCTCATGATTGTGGTGCAGTAGGACCACTCGCTTGCACCAGCGGAGAAAACTTCTCGGCATGGTTCTCGGCACCGAGTTCCCAACTCCCTGTGGGCAGAGGTCTGTATCTCTACACCGGTGGTTCAGTGAATAAGATTTCTCAGGAGATTCAGCCGGACTTCGATCAGATCAACCAGGCAGCTCAGACTAGAACCTGGGTAACTAATGATCCGATCACTCGTAGAGTTTATGTTGGAATTCCCACCGACACGTGGACTGCTCCTAACTTGGTTTATGTGATGGATTATCGAGAAATGGACACAGCTGGAGAGATTGCAGGTAAGTCTCCAATCCATATCTCATTCACTGGAAAGATGGTCTGCAGTGATCTTTCCCGGAAATGGACTAGATGGAACATGTTCATCAATCGAGGGGATATTCTAAACATTCCTGGAATTGGAATTCAATTCTCATTCGCTGGTGGAAATGGTATAGCACCGGCCACAGGCAGCGGTGGATTTTCATCCGTCTACTGGTTAGCTCCTGACGCAATGCAGGATGATGACTTTGGATTGATCGTTCCGTATTACACAACCTACTTCTTTGTTAATCACGAGATGGAGATGAACATCCAGGTAGGTGTACACCGTAAACTCTTCAAAAGGTACTCGGTGTATGTTCAAGGGTTTGGTCAGTTGGTTGTTACTCCATACGGTGATACGCTAACTAATCCTTGGCCTGTAATAAACAATCTTCCATTATCCGACAATCAACTGTTTGACTTAGGTGATGGCTTGTCAGTTATTGCCGAGAGAGCTGCTTTCAAGATCGGTAGCATACCTCCACCATTCTTCAGCGTACCTCTGAATGAGTCTTTGCACAATTCGTTTACTCTTAACAAGTTCACAGTGACCATATCTCAGGAGCCTGTAGCTCCGGTCAGATTTGGAGCAATCTAATGCCACTTGACTACCGCAATCGTCAAATGATTTCCGATAAGTTCCCAGAGGTGGGAATGGCTTTGGATGATATGATCGATTACATCCAAAGTGTGATGACTCAGACCAACTCCAGTCCTCAAGGTCAGTCGGATCCACCGCCTTCTCCAGCATCGTTGAAGGTAACGGCAGCTCATGGTATCTTTGATGCTGCCATCACCGATAATAACCCAGTGAATCGTGGAATCAACTACTTCTTAGAGTATTCAGACAACCCACAGTTCAATGCTCCAACTACCATTGATCTTGGTCAGTCGAGGAACTTCCGGGGACATCTCGGGAATCAGAACCTTTACTGGAGAGCTCACTCTTCGTATCCTACGGGTCCAAGATCTCCACATGTGTATCACGGTGGGAGTCCAGTGAATCCGTCTCCAGTCGCCGGTGGGGGAGTCTTGACAGGTCCTACACCGCTGCCCAGTCAGGGAAGTGGAACCAGCAATGGTGCTTCAGGCAGTGATGGAGCTTTTGGTAACTTCCCGTATAGAAAGATCAGACCAACTTCATGATAGTTAGAATGCTTCGTGAATCCGACGTACCTAGGCTCAAAAGAATCTATAAGAAGATGGGAATTCCACTTCCGTTCCCTAATCTTAAAGAATTCTTTCCCATGCCCGTCATCGTCGATGAACAAAATCGAGTGGTGATGGGTGTGGGTATGATTCCCACAGTGGAAGTATGGCTATTCGTTGATAAGAAGTGGGAAACCCCGGGTATGAGGCAAGAGGCTTTCAGGGTTCTTCACGAGTGGGTTAGGAAAGATCTTAGATCTAGAGGCATTGTTCAAGCGCACGCCTTTCTTCCTCCAGATATGGAAAAACAGTTTGGAAGAAGATTAACAAAACTATTCGGCTGGATAAAAGAAAGCTGGCCTTGCTTTTTCCGGAGGACCGATCATGTCTAGGAACGCCGCAAGTCAGGCTCAACAAACTTATAGAATGGGCCGTTCGCTGGAAAATCAATCCTTAGCGAACTCTAATGCCCTTTACGATCAGCTGGAGCCAACGTTCCAGAACGAAGCGGTTAATCCCCAAGGCTTTAATCCTAAGGATATGGCCGATATGACCACTGGTGCCATGCAGAGTTCTGGTGGAGCTCTTGGCGCCGTGACTGGGAAAGCAAATCAGTACGCCGCAGCTAACAGAAATTCTGGTAGTTTCACTCCTGTCCTCGATGAGGCATCGAGAGCTGCCAGCCGTAATCTTTCCAACACGAATCTTGACATCAAAAAGAGCAATGCCGATCTTAAAGAAAGTCAACGACAGGCTGGAATCAAGGGACTCTCTGGTCTTCAATCCGAGCAAAATGCCGATGTCCTTGGCTCCCTCGGTTTGATGAACCAATCTACTGACGCCATGACCAAGGCAAGTCCTGGATGGTTCCAAAACTTCACTAGCCTGCTTCAGTCTTTGCAAGGTGCCGGTGCTAGCAAGGGTGCAGATGGCAGCTGGGCATTTGGGGCGTAAAGATGATAGATCAAACAGTTCCTCAAGATCCTACGGTTCTTAGCGATCCACTTCAGCAGAAGAAAATCGCTGAGAATGTCCTTTCCCAGCTGGGGCTTCACCCTAATCAACAGGGTGCTAAAAGTCTTCTAGATGCCCATTTCTCCGGACCCACAGCTCATCCGGATATTGCAAGCATCGTGTCCCAAAATCCAGCTCCTCAGCCTCAGCAAGATCAGGGTACACCATTCAGTGGTCCTAACGGACTGAGTGGAACTTATCATGGTGACCCCAAGCTGTTCCCGGAGATTCACGATCAGAGTGGAAATAAGGTCCCAGTTCAGATGGGTGCTCCACCTGCGGCTGGCACTACTACTCCAGAAGTCCAAGCTCAGCCACCTGTACAAAAGTCTGCCGCTGTAGCGCCTTCAATTCCCGCTCCTGTAACTGGCGATCCTAAGATTGCTGCACTTCAGACGAACACAGCCAATACCACTGGTAATGCACAGCATGAGCTTGATAGACTGATCGACACCGGCTCCGGAGTCAGTCAGATTCAGAATCCATTCCTGAGGGGCCTGGCTCGTGTGGGTGACTTGGGAGCAGAACTCTTTGTTCCTCGATTTGAGAAAGATATTCCCGGAACTGAAGGCCATCACTCTCAGCTTATTGAGAATCAAGAACATCTGATTAATGCCGGAGTTAAGCAAGGCCAAGAGGAAGCTCTTACCCAGCATGAGAATGTTGAAACTCAGAAAGCCATTAACAATCCTAACGAACTAGCTGAGTGGATGAAGGAAAATCCTGGAGTTCCGATCAATAAATACTGGGAGCAGAAAGCCAATGCCCAGATGGGGAAACTAACTCCAGATCAGCAAGAACTTAGATTCCTTACTACACCCAGAGAACAGGGTGGAGAGGGTCTGACTGTTGATGAGGCCTTCAAAACACTGAACGACAGAAAGATGGCCGGGAAACCTAAAACGGCTGCCCAGTTGAAGAGCGATTTCCAAGGCATCCTACAGAAAATGAGCCAAGGTCAGCCTCTTGATCCCGCTTTGATGAGTGATGAAAAAGCTCTAGTTCAGGCCATCGGCACATCTCCAAATCTTACGGATGAGGAAAAACAGAAAGCTTTCTCCTATGTAGTTTCTTCGAACACTCCAGCTTCAGCCGCTTATTCCGCGAACAAGAGAGCTAATTCGATGCTTCAACTTAGGCTATTCAATGGAATCGACACCTCAACCGGTCAGCTGGCCTTCGTAACTCCTGAGATGAATCAGCAAAACCCAGGTCGATACATTCCTGCGAGTCAGGGTCAGCAGTCCATGTCTAAAGAAGGACTGTTCAGGGATATTCACTTCAATATCGATCAGGTTAAAGAAACAATCAACAATCTTCACACCGACTTCGATGCAACTACAAGGGCTCAGCTTGCTCTTGTTCTCAAAAATCCGCATCCTGAGAGTGCTATGTCCAGCTGGCTGCAGGGTTCGGCTGCCCAAACTCTGTCGATGGACCAGATCGACTACGTTACAGCTCTAGCATCTTTGATGGAGAATGCCATGTCCCTTCGGTCTGTGGGTCAGATGGGACAAGGATCCGATGAACTTCGCTCAGCCATTATGAGAGCTATTCCGGGTCCAGGAACTCCAAGCAAGGATTACGCTCTACGTCAGCTTGAACTTCTGGTTGGTACTGTCTCCAGAATCGAAGGCGGCGTTCCGAAGAGCGGAGTTACTCCACCAAATCACGAGCCACCTAAGACTACTGAGCAAATTCACAACGAGAGAACTGGCGAGAAGCAGAAAACTGGCCAGACTATCACCAAGCAAGCAGCGATAGATGAGCTAAAGAGAGTTAATGAAGCTCGCCAAGCAAAAGGTCTTCAGCCTTACACCGAGGAAGATCTAAACAAAAGCCTTAAAGAGAATGGGATAACGGTGCAATAATGGCTCAAGAACCCACAGAGTTCAACTGGAATCAGGTAGGTCCTAAGAAACCTCCGGCTGCCTCAGTACAGCCACAGATTGAGCAGCCATTGGCTTCTGCTAGATCTGGCAATACGACTGTGCATGATGTTTCACCAGAACCGAAACAGTCTACTCCGGCGACTCCAGAGCCTACCTTCGATTGGGGCAGAGTTTATGCCAAGAAGCCTCAGGCCACCATTGGTGCAGAACAGCATCCCATCGAGAATCGACTTAATCAGCTTGCAAACGATATAAAGTTCGGACCACCGGCTAATGATGACCGAATTCCTGAGAGGCTGATGAGGTTTCTCGGGTATCAGGGAACCCAGAAGGGTCAGTCTGGTAATCCCGGTGGTATGATGCCCATCGTCGGTGCAGTTGAAGGTGTACCGGAGTTGATCCATGCAACTTCTAGAGTTCCCCAAATCCAGTCGAAGAAAGATTTCACGTCGGTTTTTAATGAAGGAGCTGGTGGAGCTTTTAAGACTGTCGCTGGTGCTGCTGGTGCTGTCAGCCCCCTTAGTGTTGTTCCTGGCATGGCTCGTGCACTTCCAGCTTATGCTGCTGGATCTACAGGAGCAAAACTATTCGGAGCCGATCCTGACACCCAACAGATGGTGGGAAACATCACAGCCGCAGGATTACCCGGCGAAAAAGCAGCTGGAGAAAAAGTTGGACCATTGATCGAGCAACACGCCCCTGCTCTGGGCAAAGCGACTGGCTACGTAGCTGCTGCAGGCAAAGCCGCTCACGACGTCCTAGGTGGCAAAGGGTTTAATCCTCTTGACCTGATTTTCGCTTCTCCGCTGGGTACTAAACCCGCAGAAGCTGCTTTTCGTACGGCCGGCAGTTTAATGGGCAACAGTGAACCACTCATTATGAATGGTCCTGAGAAGCCTGCTGCACCAGCTCCGGCACCCAAACAACTGGGCCCAGGAAATATAGAACTTAATCCGCCGGCTGATACTGGCAAAATGGAAGTTCCCAGAGCACAAGCCCAAGTTGTCCGTGGTAAAGGTGGAAAGATGACGAAGCAGTTCACCACGTCACCGGACAGCGGGAAAGTACAGTTTGGCACTGAGAAACCACTGATTCAGACCGACTTTGGTGAACCAAAAGCTCCACCCAATGCCGCTGGAACTGTTGAACCTGTGGGCAAGACTCCGGAAGCTCAAGCAAAGCCGGCAACCAAGCTAGATGAGATCAATTCCACTGTCGATCAGATTGTCCAAAATCTTCAGCAAGCAATCGACATGAATAGCCACGAAGAAGATCAGGCCAGTCTAGATCGTAAAGCCGGGTATGAAAAAGAACTGAAGGAGTGGCAGGATTTCAAGAACTCAGTCAATCAGCCAGGATACAGCAATCCTCATATCGACTTGACAGCTCCAGCTGAGGTTAAACCAGCCAGTGAGCCAATCAATGAATCAAGTGCAGTGAAGGGACTTGACCAACCTGCACCTACGGAAGAAACTGAACCCTTGACAAACCGCCGTAGTACTGATATAATCGATAATGGTATGCCAAAAAAAACTTCCGAGATAGGACCTAAAGATCTCGAGGAAAAGGGTCTTCAGCAAGATCTCCGCAATAAATTCGATCGTGATCAAGAAGCTGCCGATGAGCATGGCCTCAAGGCGATGTATAAAGGAATGAAGCCTGGCTATAATCCCGACGTAGAGTCCCCACAACCTTTTTCAGAACACCCGTTCGGAAAGTTGATAGATAATGGTGAAGAAGATTACGAACCGCCGGAAGGCGCCAGTGCCTCTCTTAAAGGCCCGGGCAGCACTCAGAGTTTTATCAACCCTTTCACTGGTGGACACGAAGCAGAACCTGATTTCTCATCTGACGAGCTTGATCGCCTCTACGGAAACGACGTCCAAAAAGAGCTTATCAACAACAAGGAATCGGAACTCATCAGTCAAGAGGTCCCTAAAGAAGTAGAAGACGCCATGCTTCACATTGCTTTAAACACCGATACTCGAGATTTCGACGGTGTAGCCGATCTTTTTCAGGAAAAGGGCTTGGATCCATTTAATGGAGAAGACGTGATAAAGTTGGCGCAGTCTCTCGGATGGAAACATCCGGGTTCTGGGAATTGGCCTCTTATCGAAGCTATGGGGGGACAAGATATTCCTGAAAGTAAGAAGATCCCAGAAGGGGAAGATTTTCATCACTTCGAACCTGACGACGAAATAGAGCACGAGCTTAGTTTTAAAGATGCCGATGACGAGAGTTTAGCCTGGGAATTTCTAAAAACTAAGGGATTTACTCCAGAACAGTTGGCCCATATGCCGGTTCGTGAACTCGTCGATACAGCTAAACAACACGGTTTCCAATTTAGTTCTGAATATCCTAGATCCAAGTGGACTAAAGAGATGATTGATCATCCCCAAAACCCACCTGAGGAGAAGTAAATGCCAGCATTCCAAACACTAACCCTTCCGCCCGCACTCTATCAGGGGGATTCCTACCTGGTGTGGAATGCGGAGTCCGGCCTTGCCGGCACCAAGAGTGAACGTGTTGCTTTTGGTGTTAACCCAGGAGCTGCCGGTCAGGCTTGCTCGATCGAGATTACTTTTGGTGGAGCACCTGGAGTTTTCGAGATCGACTTCGAGACTGCCGACACTGACGTTGCCGGTGATTACGTTCAAAAGACGATTATCAACGGTGTAAATGCGAACAATGCCGTCCGTGTAGAGATCGATCCCTTCGTAGCTAACTTCGGGAGACTCAACATGGTTGCTCTAGCCAACGCCGTATCTTGCACTGCCAAGATCACAGCAAAGTAGGTACGATGAACGTCGGTGGATTCATTAAGCAAGTAGCTCCGTGGATCGGTGCTGCAGCGACGGGCAACATCCCCGCTCTTGTTGCTCTAGCTGCTCAGACCGTCTCCAAGGTGACTGGCGGAAAGGTGGATGCCAGTCCTGACTCGATTAGTGCAGCTATTGCGGGGGCTTCCCCAGAGCAGTTGCTGGCACTAAAACAGGCTGACAACGAACTTGCCGAGAAGATGCAGCAAATGGGATTCCAGCATCTTGAGGATCTTGAAAAGATTGCTGCTGACGATCGGGAGGGCGCAAGACAACGACAGATCGCTATCAAAGATCACGTTCCCGCAATGCTAGCATTCACTATCACTGTGGGATTCTTCGGTCTTCTAGCCGCAATGCTTAAGGTCGCTATCCCACAGGATGCCAAAGAAATCATCAACATCATGGTTGGTTCGTTAGGCACAGCTTGGATCAGTGTTGTAAGTTATTACTTCGGATCCAGCGCAGCACATACCGCGCAGTTGGCTGCACAAAGTGCTAACTCACACGCTATCAACTAGGGCACTGGAGGTTTCGGGTGCAATTACAAACCGCGCTAAGTTCAATCAACTTGGCTCTAACCGTTGTCCTCATCTTAATGTTGAGGAAAAGGAGCAGCAAAATCATGGCCGATCTTACAGGTCTTACCCAAGCAGTCAATGACACCGAGTCGGTTGAGGAATCAGCCATTGTTCTCATCGAAGGTCTTGCAGGAAAACTCGCGGATGCGGGAACTGATCCTGTCAAACTGCAGGCTCTTCAGGATTCGCTGAACTCAGAGAAAGAAAAGCTTGCTGCGGCGATTTCAGCCAACACTCCGGCAGCCTAGGAGATAACATGTTCTATGCAATCGTTGCAGTGGTGGCTTTCGTGGCCGGTGGGGCGGTTACTCACTTCTACGAAGGCCGAGTGATCAAACAGGTTTATAACCTAGAAGATAGGTTAAAAGCTTGGATTGATACTAGGCTTTCGACTCCTGGGAGATAGACTGCTGCCCCTAGAATAACCAGGACACTTACCTATTGCGGGAGGTAAGGTAGCCAAAGTCGAGGCAGCCAGGCCCTCACGGATTTCGCCCGATCTGTGGGGGCCTCGAAGTGTTCAAAGCTGGCTCTAGTATAAGTCATGCCAGGTATGCAGTCAAATGTATGACATGCAGGCATAAACCGGATAAAACTAGGGTACCTAGGTTGATTTGTGTAAGGCCCGTTATATGTCATATACCAGCGAATATTTCATGTTAACCTAGGTACCTTATTGGTCCTATACGGACTTAAGTGAATCTTTCAGTACTTTTACCGCTTCTTCAGGACTTCTAATCACCGCATGGAGTCCACCGGCAGTTCTTATGGACTCTCCTTCCAATTCCTGTATTTTAGTAGTCTTTCCTGTATCCGTCTTTACCTCAAACCCAAAAAACAGTCCATCGAGGCATCCAACTAGATCTGGTATTCCAGCATGTTGGAACGGGTTTCCGTGTATCTTCCTAACGTAACACCCCGGAAATTTGCTTTCCAGGGTGTTTACGATCCGTTGAACTAACCTACTCTCAGGATTTTTACTCAAAGAGCTCTTCCTCCTCGCCGCCCTCTTCCGTTGATTCTTCCGAACCTTCAGATTCATCTTCCTCTGTGGGTTCAGCTTTCTCCTCGGCGCCCAGTTCAGATTTCGGGAAGAAACTTCCAACTACAGACTTCTTCTTGCCTTCGTAGTCATCATCGACCACAGAGGCTGCCATCTCGAGATTGATCAGTTTGTCGAGATCGATTTTGATGGCTTTCGGAGGAATCGTTTTGCCGGCTGCTTCGAGCAGATTACGAAGATTCCACAAGGCGTTTTTGGTGAGTGAGCAGGTATGCGGGAGTGTTTTTCCAACGCCCTTTGAGTTGCCGGCGGTGACTTTCAGCATGAAGAGAAGGTATTCATTTCCTGATTCCTTAGCCTTCTTCTTCAGAACCTTCGTGACTTTGAGGGCATAATCTCCTTCTGGGATATGGACTGATTGAACTCCAGACTCTACCCCCTCAAAATTCACACTGATTACGTTAGGCATTTGTTTCTCCTTGGTTGGTAGTGATTTCGTTGAGACGTTCAGCGATTTTCTTGCGGATTGCATGGTAGGCTGGATTCTTGATCCGTTTCGGGAAGATGCCCGCCCGATCCTTGGCTTCCACAAACTGAGTGATGCGGAAATCTAAGAATCTAATCTGGTCGACTCCACCAGTTTTCTCATTTTCCTGATCCTCTAATATAAGGTGTCCAACCCAGTCTACAGCAGACGATAGATAGTTTCGGACACTAGGAGTAACAGCCGTAGATATTGAGTCATCAGCTTCGTCTTCACCGCTTGACTTCTTCTCTTGTACAAGGTATAAAACATCTTTAGGAAAGTTTCTAGTTTCAGCTATACATTCTATAACTCTAGCAGCCACTAGCCCCCATTTTCGTTGATTCATTTCAAAACTACGCTTACCTTTAACTTCTCTGAGGGCAAGTGATTGTAAACCTGTAAGTGTATCAACTACGAGAAGATCAACTTTGTCTTGTTCTCGAGTGACCTGTTCAACGATGTCAAGATACCGTGTGATTTTGCTGGCTCTAATGATTCTGAGCTTGTCTTTAGGATGATTCCTAAGAGTAACAGCCCCTGAATCACTACAGTCGATCAAAGTTACGTTCATTCCGTCTTTGGCGGCATTTCCAGCAAACGTTGTCTTGCCGATTCCGTTCTTAGCATACACCGCCATGTGTATTGGCAGATCCTTGGAGTACGAACCGGGATCAGAAAACTCCAATACTTCGCTCATTTTGTCTCCCTGTGCTATGTTATTGACATTAAACCATTTGCACTCTTTTGTCAAGGGTAAGTTTAGTCAGGTTTTTTCTTGACGGGCCACTCAAGAAAGGCATTAAGTACTTCCTTAGCCGACTGAAGCTTTTCTGGTGGGGCATCACTATTGAGAACAATCCACAACCTGAGAACCGCGGCGGCTGACCTGTCTTGAGCACGTAGTGTAAAAGTTGGTTCTTCCATCATTTCCTCTTTTTGAAATTCTGCACAGACAGCATGTCGGCAGAGTGTAGAATGAAGGCTAACTTGCTCCGAGGCTCAACGGCAGCTCCCCATTCTCTCCTTCCATGATGAGCCAAAAGAACATGGCTGATCTTGTCAATCCATTCCTGTGGGAAACCCATTCTTTCTGCTGTGTTAGCGAAGAAGCGATAACCCCACACAAGGTGCCCGATTTCCTTCTTGAACGGGGCGTCAGATATTACTCCGACAGGGTCTATCGAGTAATCGTAGATCTTACCGTAGTCGTGGAAAATCGCTGCCACCAGCAGGTCACTTTTTTCCGATGCCTCGTCGGTCATCGACAAAGCGTTTATAGCTACCTCATAGGTGTGTTCTGCCAAACCACCTCTATAGTTGTGATGATTTGTTGATCCTCCAGCACCTTCCCAGAACATGATGTCATCGAGAACTGATGTCACCAAGTTTTCTTTCGATTCATCGAGATGAGTTCTTACCAAATTCCAAAAGTCTTGCTGAATCAATTTGCCGCCTCCCTCTTAGCTTTTGGTTGATACTGATTAAGTATGATGAGTCGTCGATCGGTATCGCCCCTCATATCACATTGGCACAAGTTGTAATAATCACAGTCGAACTTGCAGTTATAGCCCCAATTCCGGAGAGGACGTACAGTCTTCTCAGCTCTTATAGCTCTTTCAACCCAATCACGTACAAAATTCTCGCCCAACTTCATTTGCACAGAATTCTGCACACGTTCTAGCGACAGGGTCTGTGGGAGACTATCGAGCTTGTTTTGGAGGGCTATGGCTTCATCCGGATTCTTCGGCTCAATACCGGCTTCTCTGAGTGATTTGAGGTATCCTCGCTGATCTGTGTTGATCTTCCGTATAGAAAGATTCCCATCCAGATTAATGCGAGGTCTAGGAACAGGCTCAGTCCGTATGTAATCCCAGAGAATAGTATCAACGGTTATTCCTTTCTTCGAGAGAAGCCAAGCATAACTATGTACCTGTGGCTGTAGAATGCGTTCCTCAGGCGTTGGAATGGCCTTTTTAAACTTGTGCTCAACCAAGATAACACGCTTCTGCTCATGACCTCTAATCCTTCTGGCTGTTGAAACCTTCAATACGTCTTCCACAAGTAGATCAGCTTTCCATCTCACAGGCCAACCATGCTTCGTATTGATGGAGTATTCCTGTTCAACGCCGATCACATTCCAGTGTTTTTCACTCTCAGCCCAGTGGGACTCGTAATGCTCCATGAGGTCATAGAGAGTCTCCATGAAATCCATGCCATACTCTTCTTTTTCCTCATCAAACAGCTTATCCCAACGCTCGGCCTTCAGTTCCTCGAACTTAGCCTTCCAGCCAGGTCCTGGACGTGTGTAGTGAGCTTGTACCAGCTGATGCCCTAGATCTCCTCTAAAGAGACCGACTTTTTTGGTCTTGGGCTCAATCTTTTCCTCGTACCGGTAACTGTACATTTGCTCACATCTAGCAAGTTTCTTGTCACTAGAGAATGAGATGCCTTTAACCTTCACTGGGCTCTCCTCCAAGCATAGCCTTCAGGTTATTGCGGAAATTGCTGCTGGGAGACACGTTCTCCCTTATAACTTCTTCACGACCCTGAGATTCTTTTATGATCTCATCAATCTTTTCACCAGATACTGCACCACCATTCTGGTCCATAAAAATCTTGAGTTGTTCAACAACGAATTGACCATCAGGTGTGTATCCAACTCCGATTCCCAGAGGTGTTGGAAGATTAGTTCCAGACTTCATTATCTTGATGTCGTTGGGCTCTAAAACAACTATGAAGGCCCCACCGGATGCTCCAAGAATAATCACGGCTTGATTCTCCTTTCGGGAAGAAACGGTTCACCTTCCCAATGGCTCTCGTACGCATTCACGTCCATCAGGATAGGAATCTTAAACTCAAATCCGAAGTACTCAGCCATTGGCAGATTCTCCATCGTGTATTTTATACCTTCCTTGAGAGTCTGTACATAATCGCGATGTACTTCAAAGATCTGTGAATCATGTGCTGATCCAACCATAAAGCATTTGTTTAGATCAATTTTGAAGGGCCACTTCAGTCGATCAGAACATAGAAGATTAGAGATAAACAGATTAAGGTCAGAACCAGCTGACTGGATGGGAGAATTAATGCCCTGCCTGACCGACTCCCTCCTTTGCCAGTCATCCAGTCCCGAATCGTACATAGCCCCAGGCAGATGTCTACGCCGACCAAAAACAGAATCGATCCAGCCCAGATTAGCAACCTGCCTTTCGACACGTGAATGCCACATGGGAAGGGCATTGTACTTATCAAAGAAAGCTTCACGGTATCTTTCCCCCTGATGGATATCAAGATTCAGACCGAACTTCTCCTTGGCGTATGCAACGAACTTCTTAGCAAACATCCCATACACAAATCCGAAGTTAACTGCCTTAGCTTTCTTTCTAGTTTCCTTGTCAATATCTCCAGTCGTTAATGTACTGGCTGTGGCGTAATGAATGTCACCGTCTGGATCATTAAAGATCCTGATCATAGTGGGTTCATTAGCACAATGAGCCACAAGTCTCAATTCTATCTGTGAAAGGTCAGCAGCAACAATGACCCACTCAGGATCGCGAGGCGAAATAAGATTCCTAATAAAAGGATCACGAGGACACTGGTGTAGAGTTGCTCCGCATTTCTTCTCTTTACGCGAGTTTTTAACCATTGTAGAGTTAAGACGGCCAGTATCAGTTGCTGTGAAACCATAATTAGCGTGTAGAATAGGACCGCTTCTAATCCAAGGACCAAGATACGTTGATTCATATTTCTTCCACTTCCTCCACTCCATGATGTCGTCGATAATCGCGTGTTTACCCAACAACCTGATTAGAGCAGCCTCAGCAGAACTATTCGATCCTTTCTTGGTCTTAACTGGACACTTCAAACCAAGATCTTCATAAAGCAACTTATTCATTTGCTTAGGAGAACCCGGGTTGATATGTCTTCCAGCGTAGGTGTCAATTCGTCCATTATATTCTTCTAACTTTTGATAGCATACTCCAAGCTTTTCATATGCCATTTCCTCATCTATATGAAAGCCATCACATATCACCTTAGTGAATGTTTCGATAGCCGGCATCAGGATGAATTTGGCAAGCTTGGCTACTCTTGGATTTTTCTTTAGGAATGGAAGATGTCTTTCTTTATAGAGTCGTAGATCATACATCACATCTCGACTATTGTATCTTTTGAGCCTTGGCCAGTCAGTGATCTTTTTAAACTCATCAACATCATCCCAGTATGGCACTCCAAGTATCTCTACTGCCTCGGCTTTGAGTCCAGAGTCTTCATTTTCGTTAATTAAATAAGATCCAACCTTTGTATCAAAGTAGAGTCTTGGCTGAATACCGAAGATCGTTTTAATCCACATGCCTTCGAAAGTTCCTCGGCGGCATATGATCTTATAGGTTTGAAAGAACTTGACGTATTTAGGATAATCATCTTTACGGATTCTGACCCAGTAAATCACCTGTGGGTCCTGAGCCAACGCCATGCACCAGATCTTAGCATCTGGACGAAATGGACTTAGACCATTAGTCTCTAAGTCCACTTCAACCGGCTTTTCAGGATCGAATATTCCCTCAGGGAACTTGCTGTACACAACTGCCATCTTCACCCTCGATCATTATACACTTGATTCCAGCTGCCATAGCAAGAAGCACACACCGAGGACAACTACCACTATGCCAACCGGTGGTGTAAAGTGTAGCACCTTGCAAAGTAATGCCGTACTTAGCAGCGAAGCAGATAGCGTTAGCCTCAGCATGTATCGTTCTAACGCAATGACCATTTTCCATTTTACATCCAACATCATCGCAATGAACTTCACCCGGAAGTGAGCCATTGTAACCTGTCGAGAGGATTCTGCCATCACGTTCTATTACGCAACCTACTCGGGCCCTGGGACAGGTTCCTCGTTCGCCCATCGTTCTGCTTACTCGCAGCATTTGTTCTTGTCTGGATATTCTCATTTCTTTGTCCTTTAAGAGGCCACCCAGCCCAACAGCTCCAGCAGGCCTCATCTACTGGCGGTAATAAACCTATAGGAGTTTTACACCTCTTACAGATGTCCATCAATCCCCTTTCCCATGTAATAATCATTTCTAAAAAGATGTAGACTAGTAATGTGCATCGTGAAGCTGCCGGGTTTTACCAGATTCCAGTTGACATCTTTCTTCCTCAATTCGTCAAGAACCCAGTGTTGTAGTCTGACCGTGAGATAGATGTCATTCCTGAGATGTCTATAAAAATCGCAGCTTCGGATGCCATAAACCACATGAAGCTTGTTCTCCCTCATAATGAATTGATAACCCAAGCTACACGGTTTACGCTCGTTTATAGGTGCACCAAGATCCTCGGGAAACCACACCGGAAGGTACGCTTGTCGGGTCTGTGGGTCGGCCAGCAGAAGTGCCACGAGGTCATCTAGGTCGCCATATGGGAAGCGTATTCCCTTGTTAAGATTTTCTCCAGCAAATCGAGGCCAGTATCTTTCAGGATAGGTGTGGCTGAAAATGCCAGCTTCATTCTTGAATCTTGCATTGCCTTTAGGAGCATATGGCCACCACTCCTCACTTGGGGGAGGATTTAAAGGCTTTCTACTGACCCGCTCTTCGAAATGATCATCAGCCCACGGAAGGCTGGGCTCGATGTCGGGAACCAGGACTTCTCTTGGGAAATCTGTTGAGAACACTTTAATAGAATGATTTAGTACTTCAAAGGTGGTCATCTCCGGGTGCTTTTCGGTACTAATACCCTGCCAGTACCCGGATTTGACGACCGGTGCTTTTAACAGCAAAGAGGCAGCTTCAGCTATAGCTGATTCAAAGTGAATATGCATAGAATACTACCAATATATCTCTTTTTCTGTCAGTTGTCAAGGGTTAAGTTCAGGCAAGCCCAACTTCGTCAAGAAAGGTATCTACATCCAACAGAGAGGGCATCTCCATTGTATCTTCCTTTAGTTTCTCGTTGAATTTCTTCGGGCTGATCGATAAGTCCTTAACCAGAATACTATTAGGTATGTGGCCATGCTCATCAAGAGCCATCATGCGTTTACGACCTCTTTTGAGTGGCCCGAACTTGATGTCCTCATAATCTACATCAGTGAGTCTTTTCATTGTTCTCTGAAGACGATGACCCTCGGGAGATAGCCCAAACATCTTTAGATAGAAGATCTGACTGATTCCGGAGATGAAGCAATTTGATACCACCCAGGTGGCTTTAACATTTGGGTATCCTAAAGCCCTAGCAACGACATTGATAAGAGCGAGATCAAGAAACCCAACTTTATCGAGATGACAAGCACGTGAGTACAGAATAACTTCCGGTGTAGGACAGATCCTGATTTGGATTGATGAAAGACATCCACCATAGTTATGCCCTGTGTCCAGATTGACAGAATAAGAAGCGACGAAAGGACGAGATGGGTACCTTTGTAGTTTCTTAACAGCGCCGCTAATCCACTTAGAAATATCATCACGGAAGTACCTCCTTAGAAACCGAGTCCATCTTGACTTGGTATAGCTTGCCATTCCAAGGGTCATGCCTTCATTGTCCATTGCATCGTCAATGCGAACAGACAAGAGATCTTCGTAGCCTATACAAACTCCCCACTTTAAGACGGGCAAGCTCTTGTCGTAAGCTAACTCCTCCGTGAGTCCACGGTATGCTTTCATCAGATTTGGAAACTGTCTCTCGATCAAGTTTAATTCTCCTAGTTATTGGTGGAGGAACGTGGCAGGTGCATGGATCGCATTTCGGACAAACGTCATAACCGTGATCGCACTCAATTCCCACAGGTGAGTTGAGTGCGAGATTAAACGGGCAGTTGGCCTTATGCACAAACGTCATAAACTTTCTCTAGCTGTGTTTTGAGTTCTGCTTCAAACAAGATTCTCCATACATGTGGAGGAATGAAGTCTGGGCCCTTGGGATTCACTGCGCCATACTTCTGTCCTTCATACGCTTTGGATGGAGTCTTGGTCATATTGGAACGATGGACTTCTCGGAAAACACGGTCGAATGGAATACCATAGCTCAGTGCAGTTCCTATCAGGACGTACACGAGATCTGCTATCCCATCTGCAATCTCAACAAGGTTATCCTTCTCAAGACCTTTTTCGATCAGCTCAGTATACTCTTCATTTATAAGCTTGAGCCTTAGATCTTTAACTACCGGCGAAATAGTCGTTGTGGGACTCGAGTTGACGAGGTGTCCGTACTTCACATGGAATTCACGAACCATATCTTCTAGAGTCATCTATTCTCCTTTATGAAGGACTTGAGCTTTCTGAATGCATCCGGCTCGTCCCACTTGTAGATGTAAGTCCTGTTAATCGCGAAAGCCGAGTCTTCCACACAGGCATGGTATCCCTTCTTAATCAACTCAGCCTTCTCAATAACCAGCGGGTTTTCGTCAGGCTTGAAGTTAAGTTTATCGGGATCACAGAAGATAACGATGCTGTGGCATAGCATCAGCTCAAGAAGTTTTGTAAGATATTCATTCCTAGAGAAGGTTGAACGACCACGAAGTATGGGACCATAAACCATCTCAGAGAACAGATACCTGTCAACAGCTACTCGCTGATTTTCCCCGTATAGTCTTAGGTAGCGATCAGTTTCTACTTTCATCCTTTCAGCATCGCCCTTAGCTGGAACTCTAGGAGAAGGTATAACTTTATCGATTATGTTGTCTTGCAGGAGCATCTCGGTTAAGGTAGTTTTACCCGAACCGTCCGGTCCCTCCACGATTATCATTAGTGATCTCCTCTGCCAGTTGTTTTATCTCCTCGGCAGCATCTTTGTTTTCTTGCAGCATTCGATAAATCCGAAGATCTACCGTTCCTTTGGATTGTAAAAAATAATAGAAGCAGGTTTTGTCCTGACCGAGGCGGTGAATTCTATCAACACCTTGAAGAAAGTTAATCAAAGAGTGGTCGGTGGAGTAGAAAATCATGTAGTTTGCTGCTTGGAAGTTATTGGACCCAGATCCAGATTGTGTTTGACAGATCATTGCGCCACCCTCTTTGTTAAATCTATCAAGAACATCCTGCAATACCCTACCCTCAACCCTGTGGATATTGGGCCACTTGCGATCTATAAGCAGTTTCTTTATCTGAGCTATCTCCCATAAGAACCGAGCGAATATCACGACCCTCTTCACTCCTTGTTCTTCCAGGCTATCGAGCAACTCATTTAAAGCATCCACCTTCGCCCTATGAACGAAGAGATCTTCCTTTCTATCATTTTTAACATGACCGCCAGCGATCTGGCTAAGCTTCATCAATTTTGTCAATGCGATCTTAGCTACTACATTTTCCCCATTCACATAGGCAACAAATTCATCTTCCATCTGCTTGTATATCGACCTAGCTTCAGGAGGCATTCTAACCGGATATGGTATAAAGACTTTCTCAGGAAGTCCAGTCTTCTTAATACGAATAACGTGTGGAGCGATCTTGGCCATCAACTCCTTTACATTACGAGTCTTCAGTAATGTGAAGTTACCAAAACCGCCCCAGACGCCATACCTCTGTTTGTGATCTGCAAAGTCTTCGTCGAGTAAATCCTGTTTGATGAACCTAAACTGCGACCATAAATCCATCACCTTTCGGTTACCAGTGGGAGTGCCAGTCAGATCGATGGTATACTCCGCAATCGTTCCGAGCCTATGCACGGCTTTACTTCTTCGTGCTGTAGGCCTTTTGATCTTGTGACCCTCGTCGATTATCACAATCTCAGGATTCCACCGGATTACTGCCTCTAGTACTTTCTCATCAAACCTTCGTCTCTTATTAATAATATTAAATGGTATTCCCCTTAAGGCGGCCTTTCTTTTTGCTCGCTCAGAAGGACCTGTGCTACCGTCCTTTTTCTTTCTTTTCCTGCGCGGGCAGAGAAAGTCATAATTAACAAGAATGATGTCTGCATTCCAGTTTACTTTCTCTCCTTTCAACAATAGACTGACTTTTAAAAAAGGACAATTGGTGCGGATTTCATCCAGCCAAACATCAATGGCTTCCAAGGGAGCTACTACTAAAGCTCGACTTGCTTTCTTATGCCATTTCAGGTTGGCTATGAAATCCACACCAATCTTGGTTTTCCCCACTCCCATATCGCCGATGACCAACACCCGTTTCGCCTTGTAGATCTTCTTCAAGGCTCGAAGCTGCTCCGGTCTTGGTCGTCTAACGTAGGGATATGACATCAGATTTGGAGATTACCGAACATCTTCTTGAGCTCTTCAGCTTCATGCTTCTGTTGCTCAGTTTTCAGGCCTACAAGAAAACAAATTCTTCCCAGCATCAACAAGGTACCTGTCACTTGGGAACCGATAAAGGGAGTGGCAGCTACCATTGTCAGATGCGGATCGAGCTCGGCGACTTTGAAAACCAGATCATCCAATGCACAGACGCTGTCTCCAGCTCGCCGGCTTCGGTTATCCATCTCCTTCATAACAGCACAGAACCCACAGTTCTCCATGTGCTCTGACTTGTTTTCTCCTTCCTTGATGCCACCGGTGTGGCTCCGGATGTCGGAGATTACAGCCTCGATTTGTTCTTCAGTTGGAAATTGCATCTGGTTCTCCCATGTCAATTTGATCTCTGAATCCCTGATAGATCGGAATCCTAGGCTTGTTCTTTGTCCCTACTGGCTGGAATTTGTACTTGATGGTTTTGCCCAGAAGTTGAGATGGATCTGAGAGGAAACCGATCCACATGAGCCTACGTTGGTCGAGTGTGATTCCTGAGAGGTTGCCGAGTCTGAACTGGACTCCTGAGTGGATATCCCTGACTTCGAAACCACCAAGTCTCCCGTTGGCAACTTTATTCTCCTTGTGAGAGGAGCGCTTGGAGTTTCCGATTTCGTTGATCTTGGCTGGGTTATGATTCGTCTCTTGTTCGTAGCACCCGAGGATTTCGGCTTCTGAGTCCTCAAATCTCTTAACTTTGATAAGAATCCCTTCATTAAGAGTGGACCTACCTTCCTTGTAGCGCCCGTTTGGGTCCCGGATCATAATGCCTTCCCAGCCCTTAAGAACCATCATCTCTTCGTACTTGACAAGTTCTTCGTAGCTGTAAAGGTACCTGTGGGGAACTAACTTCAGAATCTTGTTCATCACAGGAACTCGTTGTTCGAGCATCCTGAATCTTTCTTCAAATGTCAATTTAGGTTGGTTAGTTAAGTCAAAGGTGAAGAACCTGAAGTCAGGCTCACCGTCACGGGACATAACCCCGCTCTGTGTGTTGTTGAATACAACCTTCGTATTCGCTTTACCAACTACGAGCTCACCATCCATACCAATCCAACTGCGAGAACTGGTAAGTAGTGTTCTGACATAGTGGTTTGGGATGGCTTTATTCTTCCTACTCAATGCCACCATTCCAAGACTGTTCTCCTCGAGATGGCAACGAATTCCATCTATCTTCGGAGAACCCATCACCGGGTAACGTAGGTTCTTCAACTGCCTGATAGCAAGTTCTGGGTCATCGGGATCCAGTTTAGCTGCCAGAAGTACTTTGCTTATCATGCTTTAATTATATGACAGTGATTACTTTCTTGTCAAGGGCAATGATATGCAGGTCTTTGTAAACAAAGCCCTTATAACTTACGCCCCTTGACAAAAGTTTCAGTCACGTCTAATATTGACATATTAGCCATGAAACCTCTAGATGCTGCTGAGTTTCTATCGCTCATCTGGCCTCAGTCTCTTCTCAGAAATGAAACCCTGGAACTTCGGGCAATCAAAAGAAGTGACAAGACCATTAGTCGACGACACCTTAAATCCCAAGCAGAATTCCTCAAAACTGCTAGGGCGTTTGGAGCAGGTTGGGATATCTATTTTGCTGTTTGTACCAGGTATGAGAACGGTGGCAAGAAAGCCGATTGTATGAGAGTCAACTGCGTTTGGGTTGATTTCGACAATGTAAAGGAGTTACCCAGCTTCGGCAAGCATAAACCCGACCTGATGGTTAATTCTGGCGGTGGCTTTCATGTCTACTGGCTCCTCACTTCTCCGGTATTTGTTAGAACTGGTCGATGGCAAGAGATTGAAGCTATAAACCGAGGTCTCACGAAGAAATTCAATCAATATGTAAGACCAGTTGATCCTAACAAAAAATTCGGTGGTGACATCATGACCATCGACATCACTAGAATTCTTCGAGTTCCTGACTTCTACAACTACAAATATACTCCTGCAAGGAAGGTCGAAGCCTATGCCTTACAGGATTGAGGACTTCAAAGCTGCTGGATTATACGAAGAACGATCAGGTCAACTGGAATGTTTCTTCGAGAATGGCAACGTCATTCCCAATGGAGAACTCAAAGTCTCCAACAAGATTAAACAGATGCTCTCTTCTGTGGGTGGAACCTCTAATAGAGGAGACTATAGTCGACAGGATTCAGCTGTAATTACATCGCTTCTGATGTCAGGACTATCACCGGCCGATACAATGGCTACCTTTGCAGCTTCTATCCGTGGGAGAGATGCACAGCAAAGAAAGCTTGGTCACTTCGAGAATTACGTACAAAGGACTATTGAAAAATCTGCAGCTTTCATTCGAGAAAACCCTCCTGTAGAAACCAAATTCTCAATTAACTTTGCCAGTCCCAGAAGCAAGTTTGACGGTCAAGGACTCGTGGTCTCGATGGGGCATGAGATTGAGACTGAGAAAACTGAGTGGATTTGGCCAGGTTTCATTCCAGCTGGCAAAATAACAATTCTGGCAGGTGACCCCGGTATGGGTAAATCTACCATTCTGGGTGACATCATATCTCGAGTGAGTAAAGGAACATTCCTACCCACAGGGCAACGTAGTGTGACAGGAACCTCATTGATCGCATCTGCTGAGGATTCTGCTGAAGACACCATTATTCCTAGGCTTATAGCTTGTGATGCCAATCTTAGAAAGGTTGGTGTGATACGTGAGGTTAGGGAAGACGCTGCCGAGGGTGAGTCTAAATACTTGAGTTTTCCTAGAGACATAGAGCTTCTAAGAAATACTCTGGTCACAACCGGGGCTCGAGTTCTGGTAATTGATCCGCTTACTGCATTCATCGAGAAGGGCGCCGACAGTTACAAGGATCAGGATATGAGAAGAATTCTGCATCCTATTGAGGCTATCGCTCAGGAAACTGGATGTGCGATCATTATCATCGCTCACTTAAATAAGCGTGAAGATGCGAGTACTCTGTATAGAGTAGGTGGCACGATCGGGTTTATAGCTGCGGCACGGTCTGTACTGGCTGTGACTCGAACTCCCGAAGATGTCCGTGTCTTATTCTCTTTGAAGGCTAATCTCTCCGTGAGACCCACAGCAATGTCCTATGACATCAGGCAGGTCAGAAAGACTAAGACCGATAGACAGACTTGGAAGGGTGAATCGGTAATCAACTCAAGTGCCATCAGGTGGCTTGGTGAAGTTGACTTCGACCCATTCAAGAAGCCTGATGCAACTCCTGATGGCACTGCTCTTCGAGAGGCATGTGAATTCTTAACCCAGCTTCTCTCCAGCGGGCAGATGGATAGCGAAGAGATCTACACAGAGGCCAAGCAAGCCGGGGTCTCCAAGACATATGTGAACAAAGCTAAGCTGAATCTTGGGGTCACGCAGCAAAGGCGATCTGGCAAATGGTTTTGGGATTTGCCGGTGGCATAACGTCAAATTACCCGTATATACCGGCAAAAAACAGGTACGCAGTGGCCCGTAATTGGTCCTACGCGGCCTGTTTTTGCTTGTCCTGGCGGTTACCCCTAGCCATGTTATTCTCAATTCGCCTAAGGGCCCTTTGGTGAATTTCCCAGGCTCTTTGACGGCTAATTCCCAGCTGTGCGGCGATCCACTGGAAGGTCTTACCCTCTCTCCTCCAAGCCAGGATGTCCAGGTATCTCGGGATTATCGTAAGGTTCCTTCTCATACAATTATAATATCAGAACTGTCTTCTTTTGTCAAGTGTCAAGATTTGAGTATGTAATATCTATGCGTTCCATCCGTTTAAAGCGGACGAACTTGTAGTATCTGGCTTTCCCTCCGAGTCGTTCTCTCATACTGTCATTGACTCTAAGCTCTATGTCTGGATCATCTGCTTCCAGCTGAGCCATCTCGGACGACAGTGGCTTTATACCATAGGAGACTATTACTTTACATACGCTCAGTGGGGCAACAAGAACCATTTCATCATAAAAGCCTCTACGATAAACTTTCAATATCTCTGCAGCATTAGCATAGGGTTTATCGTGCTGATCTATGATTACATCTTCGCCATACAACCGCTTGAGTTCTCTTCTTTGAGACTCAAGCGGCTCATGGCGTGAGACCCAGAGTATTTTCAATCCTTAATCCTCCTAGCTCTATCGGGAAGTGGTGGAGCTTCGGGTTCTGGAGTGGGTGTAATCGGCGTTCTCCAGGTATCTATCCAAGCAGCTTCGTTGGCCAGTGGTACACGTGTGAATATAGGTCTTGAAGGCGGGGGTTGTTCCTCTACTGCCCGTTGCATCCTAGTACGAATTAGTCTTTCCACCTGTTCCTGCTGAGCCTCGATGTCGCGCTGATATTGCTCCATCTGCCGTCGACTTAATTCTCGGTTGTGAGCTTCACGTCTTAGATCATCGAGTACTGCGGAGCTTCTTCCCCTAGCCTGCCTATCCACAAATTGAATAACGTTCCTCAGATAATCGTCTGGCATCTGGGATATCTCAATCCATCTACCAGCACGATTCTGCCACCATCCTCGTGGATGACTATGCCACAATCTCGGATTCACAGCAGCCGGTATAGGTTCTTGAACATCAACTACGTTGGTAGAATTCTCATCAGCCTCGATGGACCGTGCAGCCTGTCGTTCCTGGAGTCGCTGCCATCGATCAAGATTCCTTTGAATTTCGGGAGAGACCCGAGAGCCTCTCCCATTTAACGGTGGCATTAAACTCGTATCCTCCTTGTGGATGCCACGGTAACTGCCTCAGTCAAGCTGTGTTCTACTCCCTCCAGTTCATGACGAATCTGATTCCTGTGGTAATCGGAACTCCTCAGAAAATCAGCGCTCACATTTCCTATCAGACCCTTGATCTGATCTGTAAGGGATTTGAGTTCAACATCGTTGGTAATGTTACGTAGATCAAAGATATTGAGGAAATCCTGGAGCTTTGTGACGGTAGTGGAGTGGATTCGCTTGGAGGCTCCATAAGCATCGTTCTGCAAACTAAGTCTCAGATGCTTGACCAGCTGCAAGCAAGTCTCACGAAGTATCATGCGGGCTTCTTCGTAAGCCTCCTCCATGCGAGCCCGGAATTTCCGTTGCTCAGTTTGGAAAAGTTCGGAGTTAACTGCTTCCAGGTCTAACGGCACCTTCAACTCCATGAAGTTCCAATACATCGAGAACTGACTGGGTATGTCGTTGATGTCGTAATCCTGTTCCTTCCAGAGCTTCCTGAGCTTATCTGGGAATTCCTCCCTGATGTTTGGCCAAACATTGGCGAAAGCCCGAATGTACTCGTGGCGTTCTACCTCGTATCGTTCGAGTTGCAAGTTGATCAGCTCGACGGTGGGTTTTGCTACCATGTGCAGTCCACTTTCCCAAGGAAAGCAAACTCCCCTTACGTAGCGGCGAATCTCGCTGTCGAGACTTTTGATACGGTCGAAAGCGTGGCTTTTGAAGATCACCTTACGGACTTTGACAAGATCCTTATCGGCATCTACTTCGATTTCATCAGAGGAGACGCCACGTTTGTCTCCCATTCTTGACAGGCCGATCTGAAGAAATACAACTGCTCGGTCTATCTCCTTTTTCTTGATTTCTACCATTTCAATTTTCCTTTCAAGTTAGGCTCGGTAGCCTATAATGTTATTATAAGCTACCGAAGTCTGCTTTGTCAAGGGTTCAGCTTTGCTGTCCTTGGTTGATTTGTACTTCGTTGAGGTAAGGCTTCAGAGCAGATCCAAGCTTTGTGCCAAGTGCCTGCTCGAATCTCTCTGTAGCGTGTTCGCATTCATTGCCCACAAAGCCTGATGCGTCGAGCGTACCGCCCTTCTGAACGGTGATAGTGCCACCGCCCGGGTGATGAACGATAAGCTCTCCGTTGGGCTGAGCCTCGCTGTACCAGCCGAGCTGTTCGCATTCTGCCTTGATAACTTCCATGGCATACTTCTCCTGGAAGGTCTCCATGTCAGATGCGCTGCCCCAGGCCCCGTTGTAGTTGTCGTAGAACACCTTGCCGTCCTTGTCGATCACCACGGGATACTGCCAGCGAGGGAACTTGATTCCAAGTCCTGTGTGGGACGACGCATACAGCCGATGAGTGCCTTCGCCAAGAACTGTGGCATTCATCAGCTCAGCAACCTTGACGGCTGCCTCCTGGTTTTTGAATTTCACATCAATCGTTACTGTGTGACTCACAGATGCTCCTCCAACCATTTGACTTCGTCGGTTATTACTTCGTTGCGGTTTGGACCGGATGCGATCACTTCCCTGTAATCGCCTTGTGGAACGAGTTCTGCTTCCCACTCACCAGTCGAATCGTTGAACTCTACATTGGAAGCTCTGTTAACTTGTAGAGTTCCCAGAGCCTCCAGTAGAGGGCGAAATCGGTCGTCGTAGACGCAGGTTACTTTACCACCTGCGACTTTGATCTTTGTCGCCATTAGTGATTCCTCAGGTTTCTCCGTCCGGTGCCAGCAGATTCCTCGGCATCGTTTGCTCGGCGCAGATTGGAGCTAGCCCATTCACGAAGTTCCTTGATCTGAGTAGACTTGGAAATCGGAATGACCTCGTTCCTGCAGCGGTCAAGCATCTCGATGGAGAGTTTTCTGTTTGTTCTGCGAGCTGCAGACTTGATAAGCTGTTCGATCTCGGCTCCAGTCCAATCCTCGCACATCTCAGCGATGGAGTCGGCAAAACCGACTTCACATTTGAGAATACGAAGGTGAACCTCAGCGATAGCTTCCCGTTCCTTGCGGTTGGGAAGATCGAGGAAGAACTTCTCGTCGAATCTGCCAGCTCGAACCATCTCTGTAGGCAGCTTGTTGTAGTCGTTGCAAGTGGCGATCACCAAGACCGAAGACTTGTGCTCTTGCATCCATGTGAGAAGAGTTCCAACCATTGCCAGCGTGGTTCCTCCATCAGTATGACTTGAAGAGCTGTGTCCACCAACTGCTTTTTCTACTTCGTCTAGCCACAGGACGCAGGGTGCGATGGCATCTGCAGTTGCGAGAGCCTTACGGATATTGGCTTCGCTCTGACCTACCAGCGATCCCTTTGCCGCCGAAATGTCAAACCTGACCAGAGGCCATTGCAGCAAAGCCGAGGCAACCCTAGCCGATAGACTCTTGCCGGTGCCGGGGACTCCAATAAGACAGATTCCCCGTACTTGCAGTTGTTCATCGTCCTTCGAGGGTAATACCTCTTCTTTGATGTATGACTTGAGTTGGCCGAGGCCGGCAAGGAAAGATTCGTCTTTCGGAGCCTCAACACTCATGTAGTCAGATTTGACGAGTTTCATTTTCTCACCCTCGACTACGGTGTGAGAAAACTCTTTTCTGGCGGCAAGTGCAAAGACATCCTCAGCTTGAGCCATCGTCAGGCCTCTTGCCGATGAGAGCAGGGTCTGAATCTGTTTTTGCGGAAGAGTCTTATTCGTAGATCGGAGAACCGATTCAAGAGGCTTCTCCAATTCTCCGGTAGATGGTAAATCCATCCGGATAACCGGAACCTGATGTTTCAATTCTTCAGGCAACTTCCATACTGGAGCTACTATGACAATCATGGTGCCGCGGGCCTTGCAGGCATCGAGCACGCGGATTAAGGGGCGGTAAGACATAGCTGCCGACACCATGTGTTGAAAATCAAACACAAACAGGATAGCTTCTTCCTGCTTGCTGATATAATCAAACGCCTTGGTGAAATTGGCACCTCCATCTACTACCGACCCGTTGTTACGGAGCTCATCAATCAAGCCCCCAACAGCGGCGATACTGAAGACTTTCTCGCCGAGGTGGCGCTGTTTGCATTCCGCAACCAGTCGCTTCTCCTCCAGGCTTTCTACGGCGACAGCTGGATAGCCGGCGTCGAAGTAAGACTGGAGAACCTCATCAGTCTTTTGCATCTAGTTTCCTTTCTTGTGAAGTGGATGATCCTGGTTAAGTCCGCACATACAACGAGCCCTCTTTGAATCGTAGTTCGGCGAGTATACGTGGGGACGTATGTGGAGTCGATAGTCTAGTTTCTGCCCACAGAGAAGGCATGTCCCCAGACCCGGTTCAAAGTCACAGGCATGTAGCTTGATGACTTTGGGAAATTGACGAGGTGGCTTTGACAGAACTTTCTTCTTACGGTGTCTAGCCACGGTATCTCCTTATTATTATGATATACCGTTCCGAAATCACTTGTCAAGGGTAATGTTCGGCGTCTCGTCGTTGTCCTCTTTGATTCTCCGACCAGCTTCCAGAGTTGCGAGCTCACGGTTTAGCCGTCGGAGCACAATTCTCATAACTGCAAGATGTCCTTCAGATCGTTTAAGTATTTCTTGATCTTCCATCACTTTCATCTGAGCACGATGTAGTTCGCCCTTCATGTGCTCGATGGCAAATTTCTGGTTGGCAATCACGGATTCCTGATCCTCCGGGTCATAGTCACTAGCTTCCCAGCTTCCGTCCAAAAGATGCGTTAACATTAACCTATCACCCATTGCTTTTTCTCCTCAGAAGATCGATAGCTTCTTCAACTATGTTAGCTCGATGTCTGAATAGAAGTTCAGCGTTTCGAAGTTCAATAGACTCCCTTTTCAATTGCTTAAGGAGCAACTGTTGAGGCAGAGGTAGAATCACCTCAGTAGACTTGAGTTTCTTTTGGGAGCTCTTGGTACGTGACGCCGTGTTCGAGCGCCCAGGTGATGACTTCCGTTTTGAGCTCATCTTCGCCGATGACATCGAATGATCCTCCTTGATCATTGAATACCAGAATTCCACGAACTGCCTTCTTAACCTGATCTCTGCTTGAGATGAGAGAGGAGAACAGTCTTAGCTTCATCATCTTTTCATACACCATTTCTGGCGGGGGGTGTCCAAGGTGCCAGCCGTGACAGAACTTGCATTTGTAGCACTCGAGACCGTGGATACCCTTCCGCCGGTGATCTTTACGCGCATTTTTCGCAAGCTTTCTACTCGTATACCTATGCTTACGAAGACACGTAGAGAGTTTGTAGTTCATCCGTCTAACCGATAGACTCCAGTGGCAACCCTGGTTAGTTTGCCTTCGTTAACTAGTGCTGCCAAAGCCGGTGGCAAAGACTTCTTTGCATGTTCTTGCTTCACTAGTGGCATATGACTCACAATCTCAGGAATCGTCCAGTTCGCATTCTTGTTCTGATCGAAGAACTTGACGATATCTGCCTTGCGGCAAATGGTGATGTCATCGGGAGCTGGCTTTCTCCATTTAATCTCCTGTGGAGCATGTTTGTAGGTTGCCTGTGGGAGAAGATCAACTATGGCAGCTCCCTGTTCTTCGAGTAAAACGATGCTTGCCAGAGTTTCATCGAGCTTCTTGAACTTGGATTGCATGTCCTCGATGTTTAACTCGATCGTGGCAACTTCATCTCCGATCTGCCTAAGGATTTCTTTCCGATCCCTGAGTCGAGTACGTGCAGCTTCAAGGCTGACTGCCAAGTTGTTCTTGGCGTCAAGAACGTGACCGGCAATCCCTTTGAGATAACCTTCAAAAGGATTGTGTTTTTCTTCCTCGGTCTGTTCTGATTCTTCCTCCTCGACTGGAGGCGGAGGAGTTATTTCTTTGATGAGATTGGGGTTGCTGTCAATCGGAAAGTGTTTCGGTTGATGGCGTTGCTTGAATTCAGCGATCCGCCTTTGCTCAGCCTCCGTAGTTGGTCGAAGGCCCCCGGTTTGCGGGTCTCTAATCATCTTCAGGCCTAAAGCTTCACCAAGCTGTTCGGCCATAGCTGTGTTAACTGGCATGATGGTCCTTTTTGTTACAGGATTTCATGCTTTAATTATATCTTAAAGATTATGGTTTGTCAAGGGCAAAGTCATCGGCATCTAGAACAGCGTTTGTGGGACAAGTCCTCTCTAGGACGCCCACAGTGATAGCAGCGGCCTTCAGAGACCCAGCGATTGCGTATCTTGACGTATTCCTTACATCTTTTCACTGCGCATTTGAGGCAGGTTCTTTTATCTGGTCTAGGTTTACGCCCGCAGTAGACGCATAAACCTAAAGCTTTACGTTCTCTATAGTAATCTCTTTTCATATCTAAAAAAGAAGGGCGATATCTCGCTGCCGGATATCGCCCTAAGTGGTAATCAACTCGTGAAGAATTACTCGAGCTCTTCGCCCTCTTCGGAATCCTCGTCGCCGGAATCCTCATCCTCATCTTCTTCAACCTCTTCCTCGGGCTCGTCCTTCTTCTTGCCCTTGGCCTTGGTCTCCTTAGCCGGCTTCTCAGCCTTTTTCTTCTCAGCCTTTTCACGGGCTTCAGCGAGACGTGCTTCCTTCTTCTCCTCGGACTGCTTCTTGTACTTCTCGAAGCTGGCTGAGGCATCGGCGAGGAACGGATCATCCTCTTCCCACTTGTAGCGGGTGTAGCCATTGTCCTGGAACTTGGGAAGGGTGCGGAGCCAGCGCCGGAGGATGGTGGGCTTGGTGCCCAGGCGGGCTGCGAGTTCGGTGGAGGTGATCATTTTCTTTTCGGGTTCTGCCGCTTTCTCTACGGGCTTCTCAGCAACTGCGGTGTTGCCTTCTGCCTTATTCTTCTTCGCCATGTAAGTGTCTCCGTGTTGCGGATTTGGATTTTAACTACATATTAATTCTATGACAGATGGGTACCATTTGTCAAGGATCCAGTTTAAAATTCTTTGGTATTAGGAAGTAGTCTTTATTCTTCGGTAGGGGTAAGCTTTCGGAGATCCATCGCAGAATTGACATTCTAGGTAGAATGGCTCCAGAGTACCGTCATTCGATATCCAGATGTTGCTGCACTCTAAGCATTGCCAACGTAGAATCCTGAAAGGCCCTGTGCTGAGATTAAGTACTCTATCCTCGATGATCTCAATCATTTAATTCTTCTCTCCGGATACTTCTTCGGCACTCCACCACATTCAGGACAATGAACGGTGTTCCGCAACCTTTCAAAGAAGAAGCGATCACACAGTGTACACCAGTAGAAAGCAAATATACTTCCCTCCGAAATCAGCTGTATCATTTCTTAATTCTTCTCTCAGGATATTGCTTTGGTCTATATCCACACCGTGGACATTCACCAGGTGGGCCGTCGACCTCGAATCGGGGTATGAAATGATCACAGATAGGACACGAGTAAAAGGCCTTTCGGCTTTCACCAAAAAGGCCTAATACCGAACCCTTCATAATGCAGTAAAAGGGTTTATCCATCATTCCGGCCACGGGAACACTATCAGGATGGTTAATACGAGAGTGATTCCCAGGAAGATCAATGCTGCCTCAACTTTCTTCATTTTCTTCCTCCGCATTGCGCATGTCATAGACGGTCATCAGAACTGTGTCATCACCGCTGAAGAATCCGTTGTAGAGATCCCTAGAGAAGTCTCGCTGTTCCTCAGCGATCATCTCTAGTTCTTCTTGCTCAGGCGCCGGTTCATTAGCGTTGAAGACAGTAGCGAATTCCTGGATCGCAGCAACTGCCTTATCGTAGGCAGCTTTCGTTTCAGCTGATAATTTCTTCATACCTTGACCTTTCTGCCATATTCGTTGTTGTATACGGCGGTGGCCATCTTGAGCCAGGTCTTGAAGGATGGAGGCGTATAGTTCTTTTGCCGGCACCATTGATGGAATTCACCGTATGTCCCATTCTTCAGGATATACCAGATTGATGGTAGGAGGAGAAGCATTTAGAACACCTCCGATAGAACTTCATCGTAGCGTTCCTTATGCAGCTTGAATATTGGGCGAAGCTTTTTAAGGGCTCCATCCAGCGTGCGGGCGTTACCGATGTGTTCTTGAATATCGGTATCTTCCCAGCACTCAACAAGTACGTCCCAACCCTTTTCGTAATGCTCACGGGCATACTTGCGAATCGCTTGAAGCAGCAGTTGCTGTTCAAGTACTGCTTGTGTCAATGGGTCCATCGTTAGTTCTCCAAGATGTCAATGATTTCTTTCAGCTGGTTGATGTATTGCTTTTTCTCGGCGATATCTCCCGCATCATCTTGTTCCGAGAAGTGGTGGATATCATCATTCTCATTGTCGATTTCGTTCTGAATACATTCGACAATCTGAGAGATCTGATCCTGAGTAAGCTTTGATAGATCTGGCATGTTTCCCTCTAATTATATGATAAGCGATCACTTATCATTTGTCAAGGGTACGGTTTTTATCCTACGCTCTGGATAGCTTTTCTCTACCGAACCACAATAGGGGCATTCTTCAGGATCTCTATTAACGTCTACTGAAAACCAGTTTCCGCAGTTATCACAACTAAATGTATTAAAGACTTCTATACCGAATGCAACGGTTGAACCAACTCTAGTGAACACTTCTAATTCTCCTACCTGTGGGCGGTGGCTTCGCTATCATTGTATCGGCTTCGTATTGATGTGGTTCATTACCTGTAGCAGCGAAGTTGAGCAGATGTCTATCACACTTCGCACATCTTATAGCATATACATAAGCTTCATCAGCGTAAGCTATCTTAAACTCATATGACCCACAGGACATGCAGCAATGTTCCATGGTAACCTCGAAGTGATGCCCCTCACTGTGGAAAGTAAGGGGCTTCGGTGTTTACTGTACATTGCCAGATAAGGTACCTGGCGGTGGAGTTTGGCTAGTGCCTCCCCCGCCGCTTGAAGGGTTTGGAACAGTACCGGTACAGATATTGCTCGGAACAGACTCTGAGTTGGAAAAGCTGACGTCCTGAGCAGTGATGTAGTAAGAATAGGTGCTGCCGGCAGTCACGTTGGTATCCGTGGTGCTAAGCTGACCAGTGAGACCCACGATCTTGGACCATGAGCTACAGGAGGTTACTGAGGTGCAAGTCCCCGGAGCCCGGTAAACGTTGTACCCCACTGAGAAAGTTGCTGAGGAAGCCAGCCAGTTCAGTGTTACTTGATGGTTGGTTTGCCCGGTGATTTGTTTCAGAGTACATGTGGTTTGAGCATTGGAGTGCCAAGCGTATAGGAATACACCTGCAAGAATTAACTTCTTTAACACTTAATTCTCCTTTCTATAGGTGGGGGAGTTTCAATAGGCCTAATCTCGAAGTGTCTTACAGGAGAACCCGTTACCCACCTGGCTTCCCATATAGGTTCTTTACACTGTGTGCAGATAAGTTTATATCTGTAATAGTCTGGCGATTCATCGGACAGAACTCGATGTAGTTGAAGATTAGAAGATTGGCAGTAGGGACAACTTAGTAGAGTGCTCAATTCTTAATCCTCCTCTCCGGATAGTGCTTTGCAAAACCTTTAATCACGGGCGAAGTAGTATTGCCCTCCATAGCCGATTCTGGAACACCCCAAGCTGTGTAACCGAATCTGGTATCAAGATCTATATGATCTCTTCCCTTCATCTTCACACTGCCGTCAATTGCCATAACCAGAGTTCCATCAAGTAAGTCGTTAAACTCTGATATGCTTAACAGATGTATTATCTGACCACGGGCTGGGCCAGAATCTATGGTCCATCGTGTACTCAATCCTTAATCCTCCTTTCTGGGTAGGCAGAGACAAGGTCGTACCTGGGATTATTGCCTAAGTACTTACCGTCCAGATTGGTTACGATGACGTCGAATGGAGAATCCTTCAAATGCACTAGCAGATGATTGTTATCGTACCCCATTCTGATCCTGCTTATCTGATGTCCACCTGATGTTACCTCAAGCCATTTCACTCGAATATCTCCAGCTTTACGCTTGTTCCTGCAACTGTGGCAACGCGAGGACGTGGTGGTTCTACTGCAGTGATAGCTGCGTCAGGTGCCAGCTCGTGGTCCACTTCCTCATCAGCAAAGTCGACGATTACCTCATGATCGTTATCTGAATACGCAGTGTTGTCAATCTCCACTGACGTATCTGCAGCCGGTGGCGGTGGCGTCTGGTTAACATCTGTCCACACGATGTCGTTACCCTGCCGAGTCCATGTGATGCCGCCCATTACCTTACGAGCGAGGAGTATGAGCTCCCAGTCCCACTGCATCTCCGACCACGCGTCGAAAGCAATAACCTTATGCGGAACAGGTCCTGCAGATAGCTTATTACGCAGCCAGGTGATTACCTTATCACTGGCGTAATACCACATCCACTTCTTATTCTCTAGATTCTTCTTGCTAAGAATGCCAAGGATACCCTTAGCTTTTAAAGCAGTACTGCGCTGGTAGCCAGCAGCCTGCATAAGCTCAAAGCCAACGTTGTTAGGAATCTGCCAGTTCCATTCCTCCATAATGACGCGCAGATCCTCAACTGCCGGTCGATGCCGGGCACTGATCTCATCCTTGTATACGTTGTTCTCCTTGATCATAAGGATGTGGGCTTTATGCCGAGCCTCGTCAGGTGCTCGCCTAGGGAATGCCCAGTACCACTTCTGATTCTTACGGAATGATCGTATGCCAAGAAACTTCTTCAGTCGGTTGATAGTCGTACGCGAGCAGCCGGCTAGGAGCTCATCCATCTCTGTAGCGGGAATGCTTCTCTTGTGGGTATCCACAAAGGCATCATATACGCGAGTGGCGAGCAGATGCATGCGTGTGTTGGGATTGATCTTCGGAGGCTTGACTGGAGTCTCGCCAAGATAATACATCTGGCTCTGGATCTCGAGCTCTTCCTCAGTGCGTCGTAATTTCTCAACTAAAGCATTGGGATTTAATGGCATGTGGTGACATCCTTACTATTATTATATGCCAGTAAAACGTGAGTTGTCAAGGGCAGTAGTGTGTGGTGTGATACTAAGATTTAAGAGTAGGCTAAGTTTCAATCTCTACTAGTCAACAATAGTAAATTTGCTTAACTGCCCCCCTAAATCGTGACGCTTAAAAAAATGTTACTGCAGGATAATAGGAACTGCTAGTGTGCTACAATACCACATTTTGGTATCTGTCGGTATCTTTACGTAATCTGTCGTCCAACATACTATGTCTTTGAAATATATATATGT